AGTTAATTTTTATAAATAATTTAATATTTTTGAAATTAATATAATAAAATTTCGTCAGCTGTCGCTGAATAATATTAAATTATGTTGACAACTTAATAATGCGATGTCGTCAAGTAGTCAAGTAGCAATATGCGACGAAAACGATGCCACCGACTAATCCAACGCGAGGTGTTATATGTATCAAGTTAAAATTATCGATGGAACTCATTGCAAAATCATCAACAACGAAACCGGCAAAGAATACGAAGCCACCGGCAGCTGGCATGCACGCACACTCAACGGTGTCTACAAATACCATGAGTACTATGTGTTCACGAACAAGCTGAATACGGCGAAATATCCTGAACTGGAAGAATTGAAGACGAAGGCACCGAGAACGCTCGAGCATAAATGGAAGGTCGAGCCGAAAGAAGGTGCCGGCAACGAGTGGTGGACGAGAGTTGCGGACTGGAAGAAAATTCACGGAGGCAGATTAAACGAAGTTTGCGAAGAACTTACGAAATCTAACAGCCGAAGCAAAATTGACCTGAACGCAATTGCAGATTTATTCTAAAACAACCAAAGACCTGAGCATGTCTCGAAACTGCTCAAATAAATTTTAATAAGCGAGGTTAATTATGATTGCATGCACACAATATCAAGTAGTTGATTCCAACAATAACATTATCTACGAAGGCAAATTCACGCCTGATACTGACAAGTATTATGAATGGCATCACAAATTCATAGATATGCTCAACGAAATGTTCGGAGATAAGTTCGATAAAAAACTTGAAATGATATATCGAATATCTGGTTATGAGCGTTCGCGAAATACCGGTGAAATTGTATATGTTGATTCAATATTCAGCAGTAGCTTTTCAAAAGGCAGTCTTGCTTCATCAATAAGTCAACATATCAATTCAATATCTAGAAAAATCCAGTTATTTGGTTACTTGACTAAACACTGTAAAGGAAATGCGGAATTCATAGACAAGATTGGAGATAGCGAATTGTAACAAAGAACGAGACTGTCGAAAACGACAGTCTCTATTTTTTATACGCAAACGAGAACGAAAACGTCGCAACGAACTACGCAAACCAAACGAGAATAACAACGACGCGAACGACGCGAACGAGACTAACGAAAGTAACGATGAATAAATGCATAAACGAAAACGGCGCTAACGATGAATAATCGCATAATTGTTCGTTAATCTTGTTATAACCAAATAATATTTTTTATAATTAAATAATCAATTGTAAATTATATAAAATATATCAATTTACGATGATTAAATAAAATTAACGGAGGTTTCAGTAACATGAAACAAAACTACAATTTAACTTTTAAGATCGAATATGACAAGTATGTTGACTACACACGCATAGCTGCAGAGATCAACGATCGCTTCGTAATCTACGTTGCTTCATATCCTGGCAAGCCTGACGAATGGCGCAATGAAGACGAGATCAATGCTTACAAAGATCGTACACTTGCACTTAACAGTATTCTCAGTAACCTCAAACAAGCAGTAGATCAAATTGACTATTACAAGAATGAGGCTAACGATGAAACGCGTGATGATGCTTGCATAATTGCATTACACAATATTAATCATATTATGGAATATTTGAAACAAAAGTTTCAATATGACGATGATGTTGCAAGAATACTTTATGATGAGTACTTGACAAAACAAAATAAAAGCAAAACTAGGCGATTTGACTTAATACTCGATAACTGGAAAGCGCTGGCAATTGATCAAATGCAAAAGACTAATCCAATAGCATTTGCAAAATCTGTCTATGAATTTGAAGAACTCAATGAAAACGAAATCAAAGAACTGCTCTACGAAATGTACAATGTTTACATTGCAAAACTTAATAACGATTAACTAAGTAAGCGTTGTTGCAATGATCCTATGCAAGTGCAGAGTCAAAGCAACAACGCTTTTATTTTACCCTGTAGCAGTAATAAGAACGACGTCAATTGCCTTTATACGCGCGCTCCTTTACGCGATAACACTGCGATGGCAGCTCGCACGGCTACTCCAGTAAGCACACGGAAAATTTTAGGGCATAATGCCTTCTAACGGCCTCAAAAAGGGCAATTGCCTTTATGCACGGACACAATCACGCGGTAACCCTCGCTAACGACCCTTGTCTATGTTAGCGTGTTGTTGCACTCTATATTATTGAAGTCGGCCGCGCAGTATCAAGATAACACAACCCGATACACCATCGCCCGTTTTGTTGACGAAAACTCAAAAAATTTTTTTTCGAAAACATAAAACAATTACGAGCGATCGTGTAGCTGGTTGTGTTATTGTATATTTGCTCGGTGCGCACACGTAAGGCTATTTGATCCATTTGTCTCCAGTTTAAGCACTGTTGCATTGTCTGCACTGCACCCTGAATACATCAAAGCCATACTTAATCATATTGCCACTCCGTTTAAAATATTTTCGTATATAAACCATCTAATTTGCAAAGGGATAAACCCATAAATCCATAAATCCATAAACCCATAAAACCAACAGGAGATATCTATAACATGAAATTACAAAAATTCACAGTAAAATACTATGCAAAATATCTTGACGAATCCGGTTATTCTCTTGAACGTTTCATTGATATAATCAAAGCTCGCGATATTCTTGATGCGGATGCAAGACATTTAGAACATTTCATTGAATCCCATGACTTTGCACAGCGCATTCTGTATTCAATAGAGCCGTATAGAGCAGGAGATGAAGATATCGACCTTAGAGAGGACTTTTAATATGCAAACCAAACTCACACCAAAGCCCAATAAACAATTAACCACTTATCTCAATAATCTCTACGACTTAACAGATCAATTCGATGACTTGACTGACAAAATAAAATCCGCCAAAAACCATGAGCTTACGCAAGAAACTATAACAGATCTTTGCGAAGACATAATAGGTATTAACCTAACAATATACCAGACAACGGCGCAGATCGAGAATACCTTAACAATAATCAAGAAGTCCATAAACCTCGTATGTGCGTATATAGCATGTGACTCCTCAGGTGCAAACCTCGGCATGTGCTCTCGCCAGTTAAATACAATAAATTCATTGATAGGAGACATTGAAAATGACTAACCATTTCACTTCGTATTATTGATACCTTTCCAATAAATACTTCGTTTCACTTCGTATCAATTGGAATATTTCCAACTTATAATATTTATAAGAATAGGAAATGAGTCCTGAACAGCCACAAAATAAAAGTAAAATAAAAGCACAAACGTATCGAAAACCTGCATTATATATTATGTGGTCGGTTGAATAACGCTTATACACCTTCGGATTAGTCCTCAGTAAATAAATAACTACTACTTTGTTTGCTGAGGCATATGTGAGAACTCAGTAAGTTTCAAAATGAGTGCAACTCTTATTTCTCACACCAACAGTCGGAAGACTGAAATAAACTATTAGTCAGGAGGACTAAACAATGATTACAGTAGTAGTGAACAAAGAGCAGGAAAAAGGCACAGTTGAGTTTAATGGCACGATCTATAAAGTTAACTGCCAGAAAGTCAACAAAGAGTCGGTGAAACCCGGGACGTATTGGATTAACCTCAAACCTCTTGGTACGCCCAAAATGTGGCACACGGTCAATTTCAATGACTATGAAGGTGAAGAATTTGAAGTTGAGATCGATGAAACCGCTCACAGAACGGTTACGCCGAGAGTCTCTCGACTGGTTACTCTTGGTAACATCAAAGACTTTTTGTCTGATGAGGATAAGACTGTGTTTGATGAACTTAAAGCTAAAGCTGATGCAGAAGCTAAAAGACAAGCTGATGAGGCTGAGGCTAACAAGCCTAAGAAAGCAACTGGCAAGAAAATGACTATCGAGGAAAAGAAAGCAAAGTTGCTTGCTGAGATGGAAGCTCTTGAAAAGGCTGCAGCTGAAGGCAAGACTTACCTTGAAGAAGCTAAGCCTCGCAAAACCAAGAAACAAGCTATCATTGAAGACCTCGATGAAGATACCGACATTGCTGTTACCGGCATTGATGTTACCGATGGACTTGACTGCGGGTCTGTTGAGGATAACGGTGTTTTCTAAGATTTGATCATCCAAGGTTCATAAGTTTTCCTTTGTAGAGTGTTAACCCAGATTGTTGCGAAATAGTCTGGGTTAACATTAAAATCTTTGAGTAGTCCAGACTGGACTAAAGGAGTTAGAAAATGGGATTTAAACGGTTTAAAAATGACAATTCATTTGATGACTTTTGTTTGCAAGCATTGAAACTTAAACGTGATGAAACTTGTAAATATAATAACTATACAATAGAACGTATCGACTGGTCAGTATATGACTTCAAATATAACAATGAGTCTGTTATAAAAGTTGTATCAATTTCAGAACTATTGAATGCAATAAGACTTCACTTGCAACTCATCAAAGTGGAAGGACTTATTTTTGAACAGGAGCAAGAAACATGACGACGGAAGCCATTAGAGAATTAGGAATGCTTGTCGTATCGCGAGACATGACGATTAGAGAAATTGCAAATAAAACAGGTTTTAGTAAAACAAATGTACATTTCAATCTTATGAAATTGAGAGACATTGACTATGACCTGTTTCTTGCAGTAAGAACTCGATTAGAACAACATAATAAATTGAAACACATTAAAGGTGGCGAAGCTACAAGGAGAAAATATGCTGGAAATCAAAGCAAATAAAGGTAATGTAGATATTAACTCTGATAATGAGAGTTATAATGAAATGGCTGCAGATATGGCAATTATGATACTTGCTATTACGGATTACATGAATGGTGCATTGAGAGATAGCGGTAGCGATACTGTAATACCTTATGACAAGTTTGTTTTAGATATTGCGAAACTGGTTTCAGAATACATGAAATTGGAGGCAAAGACTGGAAATGAAGAAAGACCTAGCTAAGACCATTTGCATTTGCAAAGGTTGTAAAGAACTACTTGAGTTTGAATACGGTCCAAGTATGGGTTTCAATCCAGATATACGAATAAAAATAGTTGATAACAAAGACTGTGATTATCTTGTAATGTCTGATGGAAGTTTTCAATTTGAGCATAAGGAGGCAAATAATGATCAAGGCATATGCTGAGCCGAACAGACACTTTGTTGAAGTAAAACTTGGTACTGAAGAAATGAGCGATCCGTTGCTTGTATTTTCAGAAATCTATTCAATACTTGAGGATGTTGTCAAACAAATTAACCATCAAGTTGGTGATAAGATTCCTTTGTCGGCATTTTGCCAAGCTATAGCGGATGCTGCAAAATATGAAGAAGAAATACACCAGCCTACTGACAACGTACCAGTCGACAATATTCTCAACTTTGAAGATTATGTTAAAACTCATAAGGAGTGAAATTATGTTGACAGCAAAAGATATTCATATCGGTGACTTACTCAAAATGACTGCTAAGTATCCAGATGACAGATTTAGCAATCGTTATATACTGGTTAAATCTATAACAAAAAGACAGTATGATACTGTTTGGGTTGAAGCACTCATAATAAATGAAGATATTAATATTGAATATCAACTTTGTGATTACATGATGTGGTTTTCTGAAGAAAGTATTTATAGGTATCATAAAGTATATAACGTATTTGAATTGGAGGGTCAGAATGGACACAAAGTTGTTTGATGACTGGAATGTACAACTTGCAAAAACCTATAAACCTGGCATGATAAAAGACGGTGAGTGGTTTAGTATAAGTCAGAAAATAAATGGTACAAGAGCAACGTATTTTGCAGGCCATTTAATTTCACGAACTGGGCATGAATTCTTGGGATTAGACCATATAATTGAGGAATTGTGTGACATCAATAAATATATGGGAGAAGCATATGCTTTTGATGGTGAGTTAAGATTGAAAACTACAGGTAATATAAGTGACAATGCGGCATTTAGGATTGGTAATGGAATAGTTACATCTCAAAATGATTTTAGTCAAAAACAAAAGATTGGTTTCATTATTTTTGATATGATACCAGCAAAGTGGTGGGCAAATGACTCTTGCGATACTAAGTACAAAGAAAGACTTAAAAGAATGCACAGTATTCCATGGAGCAAATATAAATATGTAGAAGAAATACCAGTATTTTATGCAGGATATAGCATTAATCAAATAGAGATATGTTCAGATTTTGCTTATGAAAATCAAATGGAAGGTATCATGATAAACCGTGATAGTATGTATCAATTCAAGCGTACTTCCGAATTGCTCAAGTACAAGAAATTCAATACAATTGATTTAGAAGTAATAGGTTTTCAAGAAGGCACTGGAAAGTACGAGGGAGTTCTTGGTGCGCTTGTTTGTAAAATGGGTTCAAACACAGTTTATGTAGGTCATATCTTTACTGATGAGCAAAGATATGAAATATGGGAAATGCAAGAAGCATTTTTGCACAAACTTGTTGAAGTAAAGTATAAAGATATAACTAACAATAAAGAAACAGGTTTAGCATCTTTGCAGTTTCCAGTGTTTGTACGATTTAGAGATACTATTGATAAAGATATAAGTGACGCTTAAAATATTAAGAACGCATATGATCGCCTCTATCGCGTTTTATATATGGCCTATATAAATTATCGAGGTCGCATAAAATTTTCGATAGGCGCGATCTTAGGTCTGCCTAAACGCATTATAAATCGATAAATTAATTTTCGAAATAAAAATTTTATTAAGGAGTAAACAAAAAATGATTCAAGATGCACGCAGTATTCGAGTCTCGGCATATGTTGAGATGTCTATTGCAATTAAACTCAATTCTCTTGCTGAAAAAGAACAGAAATCTATTTCAGATTTGATAAGAGAAATACTTGTTGAAAAACTGGAAGGTTCAGAAAATGAAGTATAAAATACTTATAACATCGATCATTGTACTTTCTGTTACAATTCCTGCATTAACTGGATATTCGGTGGTACAATTTATAAATGATAGTAACACTTATACTACAATAAATATGGTACTCGGCATAATTATGTCTATAGCATATTTGACATTATTAATAACGTATTGGAAAGAAATTGACAAAAGGAGTAAAAGAAAATGAAACTGATGTATGTAGATAAATATGGACAAAGTATGGAAATGGAAACCGAAGATCAAAATACTTTTGAAATACCTGTAATGATAAGGGAATATAAGAAATTTGATATGCTCAGTATCTTTATTAATCCTGATAGAAAATACAGAAATCAGGAAGCTAAGAATAAAAAGAAAAGAGCTGATGAATATACTTATATTAATTGCTCAATGCTATTTAATGACCCATTTGATATTGAAGACTGGCATTTAAGCTCAGCTATTCCTGAAGAATGGACAGAGAAGTTCGAGTCATATTGGTTAAATACTGCAATGGCATATCAAAAGAATTTTATGTCATATAATCCAGTATTTATATCAAAAGGTACAAACTTAGGAGATGAGTTCTTTTTTAAAAATGTTATCATTGCAGATTTAGAAAACATGACTATCCATGCTTTTGGCAGTTGTCTAATCAAAAAGTCTTCGCTTAAGAATGTTTTGATATATTTGCATGGTGATGAAAATGAAATATATAAAGCTGCAGAACGGTAAGATAATTGAATGTGCTGACGAAAACTATCAAAACATTTTACTTGAAAATGAGAACTCAGAAGAACTATCAAAAGATGATGCTTATGCATTCTTATTTGTAAAGATAAGTAATAAAATGGCAAATCAATTCTCAAACTATAATTACATCGATATAGCTTCGGAATTGTTTTACATATTATTGCGAACTTATAAAGAACGTGGTAATTATGCAAAAGATAAATCATTTGACGATAACGCAAGAATATGGTGGTCAATTGCAAGAAAGAACTGTTTCTATATAATCCGTAGATATAAAGCATATACAAGGTTAGAGGATTTGACTGACTATATTCCAGAAGATGCTAAAATTTGTGAAACATATGAAATAGAAAGTCTTGCAACATGCAAAGCAATACTCGATTATATTGAGCAACTCATAGATAGTGATAAAGTGACTGAGCAAAATATGGGATTGTATGCAAGATATAAAATCAAAGGTTTGACCGATGATGCTATTGCTAAATCGCTTAATATAGGAATGAGTAGATTATATGAAGTGAAACGCTCAATAAAAAGAAGACTGATAAATAAATTTGGAGATTTGTTATGACAGAAAGAAGCAAGCATAAGATGGAAAAGTTTATAACTATGCAAAGACTAAAGTCTTTTATGCGCCAAACATTCGATAAACTCTACTATATAGTAGATAAAGATTTGTTTAGTGATCATAGGCACAAGGCAGTAGCGGATTATGTAAACAGAAATTGTAATAAATATTGGTTAAATACTGAGAAATATATGTTTTATTGCTGTCAAGGTATTTACACATTATTAAAAGATGAGATAATTCAAGAACAAATTGAAATGGATTTACTTTTTGATTGTGGATTTTGTATGCATGTGAATAAGTATAAATGCTACACTAAAAAGCGGTTTGAGAAGTATATTAAAGGCATGTATATTTCTCAGCTTCAAGCTGAAAGAGCTGAAGAAGTAATAAACTATGTGTATTGTTGGGAGGAGAATAAGTGATATACATTCTTGAAGGTTTAGACAAATCAGGTAAAAGTAATTTTGCAGGTAGGTTCAAAACTGCAACCGTCTTACATGCAGATAAAAATACTAACTGTAAAATTCAATTACAAAAAGCAATCAATTTACATTTACAAGGTCAAGATGTTATTCTCGATAGGTCATTCATAAGTGAGCTTTGTTATGGACCAGTGTATAGAAAGCATTGTATTTATAGTAATGAAGATATACATGATTTTGTAACAAAACTTATACCTCTTCCAGTAATAATTTTGTACTTTGATAGACCGATCAGCCGGTGTCATTTCGATACGGAAGATGAGTTTGAGTTCAGTGTAAGAGCACTTGCAAAAGTCAAAAGACTTTATGTAAAGTGGATGAAATTCTTTGCAAGATATTTGTTTGTATATAGAATAAATTACGTGGAGGCATATAGCAATGAGGAGAAGATTTAGAAAACTTGAAATGTCCGACAAAAGTAAATTATTTACAATTATTGCAGTAATAGTATGTATAGTATTTACAACACTTATGTGTATCGGGTTTTCTTGTGAGATAACTGCACTTGGAATTGTCTCTATGATAATTGCATCGGTAGCATTTATTTATATTGCAATTCAGATTATGGCACATTTAGGCTAAAGATGATGGAGATAACAAAATGAAAATTAACGACAAAGAAATCAATTACAGCTTTTCACAGAACAGACTGTACAATGACTGTCCTATGAAATACAAATTTAGGTATATTGATGGTATCAAAGAACCGTCTAATCCAAATTTAGATTTAGGAAGTGCTATTCATAAAGTTTTAGAACTTTGGAGTGAATATGACGGGTTCATTGATTTATCTAATTCCTACGATGAGTATTATAATATGACAAAAGACTTCCAAAATGTGTCTGAGGAAATGTATAATTATAAACTTTTAACGCATAAATATTTGTGTGAAGCTCAAAAATACATTTCAGATAAACTTGGAAAAATATACTTTGAAAGACTTATAATCGATACTGATAAAATAAAAGGTATCAATACTATACTTGGTCAAGAACTTGAAATCAAAAAAGATGACTTCATAGGATATATCGATTTATTAATGCAAGATGAATTTGTAGATAAAGGTAAAATTATCATTGCAGACTATAAAGTCACTAAGAAACCTAAAACAGTAGACTCTATTTTTGAAGAAGGACAACTTTTACTTTACAAATATATCTACTGTACTCAAAACAATATTGATCCAAAAAATGTAGATGTTGCGTATATTAATATTAAACCTTTCTTTGACTCAAGAATTGTAAATAAAGTACAGTATAATCCAAGTATGCATGATTGTGAAGTTGAATGGAATAGAGTACAAGAAACCAAACAAAAGATTCTTTCAGGCGAATTTCCTAAAAGAAAAAAGTGGTGTAACTGGTGTTTCTATAAGGATATGTGCGATAATATATAGAAGCATTTAGATCGCGTTTAATGGGCCTTTATATAAAACGTAATAAAATATAAGGGCCCTGTATATAAAACGCAATAGGCACGATCTTAGGATAGCCTAAACGCGTTTTAATTAATATATTTATACGCACGTATAAAATAATATTTAGAGGTAAACAATAATGTGGACAGATAATACAGAATTAAATTTTGTTGTAAAGCATCTGAGTGAAAAGGAATTGGCAACAGTGAATTATTTACTTGATTTACAGAAATTGAGTAAATGCAAAAAGGATAAAGTAGCAGCGATTTTAGTATCGGAAGATTTTACTCAAATATACTCCATTGGAATTAACGGAGGACCTATTGAGCAAGAGAATTGTTTGTGTGAGAAAGTATCGAAATTTGGTTGTGCGCATGCAGAGCAAAATTGCTTAGTTAAAAATGAGAATTTTGATAAACCAAAAATTATGATTTGTACAAGTTCTCCGTGTCCTACTTGTGCAGCTTTAATTGTTAATGCAAAAGCAAATATCAAACAATTTTGGTTTATTGACCAGTACAAAGATGACACAGGTTTAAGCATTCTATTCAAAGCAAATATTGAATGTTTTATGCTAAGTTTATAATACCTTACGTGTGCGCACCTGGGCAAGCGTTGTGCACAATAACACAACCCGATACACGATCGCTCGTAATTGTTTTATGTATTTTCACGTAGTTTTCACGGGCCTTTTCCGGTTAGATAACGCACGATCGTGTAACGGGAAGTGTTAGCACGTTAGCGCCCGCGCTTAATGCATAAAAATTTACTTTTGTGCTTAAAAATTTCGAAAATATTAAAAATAAAGCATAAATTTTTGCATAATACGCATTATATATTATGTGAGGAAAATTAAATGGAACTTTATGACTACCAAAAAACATGGGTAAAAAAGATAATCGACTATTATAAAAATACTCCAGAAATCTTTCACCCAAAAGCAAATTTGTTTCTTGATATGGGCTTAGGGAAGACAATTACTGCTTTGTACATTGCAAAAGAACTCTCACCAAAAAGACTTTTGATAGTCTGTCCTAAGTCTTTAATCTCAATGTGGGAATACGAATTGTCAAGAGTATTTCATATTTCCTACACAAGGTACGAAGATCTTGACATGCTCGTATCTGAGAATATTATGACTGCTGTTTGCATTAAAAATTATGAACAGTTTTTAAGCATAAAAAGTGTATCAAACTTTGATTTAGTGATACTTGATGAGGCGCATAAAATCAAAAATTGCAGCAGTAAAACGCATAAATGCATATCCAAATATGTTAAAACAACACGCACTCTTTGCTTAACAGGTACGCCTATAACTCGTGATTTAATGGATTTATTTGGAATACTTACTTGTACAGGTCCTCAAATTTGGAATGGTTTTACCGCAGCACAGTTCAAAGCAAGATATATAACAAATGGCGGTGCAGGTAGAACATATGAATTAATGCAGCTCATCTCTCCATATACTATCTTTGGTAAAATAACAGACTTCATTGATATGCCTGAATGGGAAGATATTGTAATTCCTGTTCATCCAGATGTGAGTCAATTGATACAACTCGATGGAGTATATGCGTCAGACAAGAAAGCACTTGAAAGAATTTGTGAAGCTCAACAGATAACAGGAAGCGTAGAATATGCTTCTCCCAAACGTAATGATTGTGAACAATTAATTTCAGATATTCTTGATAATGGCGAGAAGGTTGTATTATTCGTTAAGTATACAAAAGAGTATGAATATTTTATTAATAAATATAAAGATATTTGCACAGGTATAAATGGTTCAGTAAAAGACCGTTTTGATAAGGTACAAGAATTCGAGAATAATCCCAAAATCAAGATATTTGTTGGTAATTTACAAACAGCATCTCTTGGTATTACTTTGATTAAAGCGCATAAATGTATATTCTATTCAGAAACCCATAACTGGGGTGATATGGATCAAGCAAAGCGCAGAATATACAGAACAGGTCAAAATCACTTCTGTACATATTATTATTTGATTGCACAGGGTACAGTTGACCAGATTATTCACAAGTCAAATCTCAATAAGACAGACCTTATTGAAGATTTTATAAATTTCTATGGAGGTATTAAATGAAAGAAGTAACTTGGAACCCTGAATTTGGAACCGGTGGCATACTTCACTGTAAATGTGATTTATGCGAAAAGAAAGTAGATTTCAAATTCAAAGCAAAGCCTGATTATAAAGGCAGTCAAGCTAAGTTGAAAGACAAAGGTTGGCTTGCTCGCAAATTAGGCGACAAATGGTATGACTTTTGCAGCGATAAATGTTTTGAAGAATTCAAAGGAGATGATTAAAATGGTTAAAATTCAACACACTTGTGACATTTGTGAGAAAATCACAGACACCAACAGAATTACTACCCCAATTCTTGTTATGGATCAGAATGGTTTAGGTATTATAATGCAAGAACTTGATATTTGTCAAGATTGTATTATGAAGGTCTGTCCTGTACAGTATGACGGTGGTAAATTCTCTGTTAGAAATGATATGTCTCAGACTGCTCAAGAACCTACTGAACCCTCTGAAGCGGAACCTCAAGTAGAAGACTTTGATATCAATAACTTGAAAAAGGGTAAATAAATGGATAAGTATGCATTGACTGCTCAGAAGCTCAGAATTGCAAAACTTGATTATGAAATTGCGCAGGCTGAGGCTGATGAAAAGAAAAAAGTATATGAACAATTAAGACGACAACTCTGTAATGAGATGGTTGCGAGCGAAGTTCTTAAGTTTGAAATTGCATCTCAAGATAACGTTTCTGGATTAAGCTTCAGACTTGAAACTAAAACAAGATGGTCTCCTGTCGTTGAAAATAAGGATAGACTTGTTGAGAAACTTAGGAATGAAGCGTTTGATTTATTTAGTATCTCTGCAGCAGCTTTGACAAGCTACATGCAAAATATTGTCGAAGCAAATGATGGTGAATTACCAAAAGAATATTTTAATCTGGTAAAGCCGTACGATGAAACCCACGTAGTGGTAAGGAGCAAAAAGAAATGAAAGCTATAGAAACTTTTAACAACACCAATTCTGAACTTAAAAGAACTATAAATATAGTATTTGAATGTACTTTGAAAAGAATTGAAGAAGCGAGTAAAGTTGGTAAAACGTATATCCAAGAAGATTTTCAAAGTACAGAAATTAGAGATGGTGTACGCAATTGTCTTGAAGAAAAAGGTTATCTTTGTATAAGTTTGTATGATTTTACTTTATATATTACTTGGGATATAAGTGTAATGCGTGTTGCATATTTTACTTATAAAGAATATATGGAAAGTTATGTTGTTTCAAGTAATGGTAAGATTACTGCAGAAAATATTTCAACAATAAGTTAAATGGAGGTAGATAATGATAAGTGCAGTAGAAGCTGATAAGCAAGCTAGACAATATTTGCAATCGCGGTATGCAGCTTTACTCAAGGATCTTGATGAACTCATTCAAGAAGCAGTAAAAGATGGTGAGTTTCAAGTAACTTTTGAGTGTGAGAATTCTGACCTTACAGATAGGGTTATTACTGAACTTAAAAAGAATGGATATATAACTGAAATATCTGATCATTGCAGAAATTATATAACAATTTATTGGAGGCAATCAAATGTCAAATGAACTCGTAACTAAAGAAAACTTTAACCTTGTATCTTTTACCGAAGATGCTATGCAGAACTTAAATGGTATTCAGTTGCAATGTCCGCAGCTCAAGATACCTTCTGGCGGCAATGTATACTTTGATATCGATGAAGAACCTTATAAAGAACTCATCGGTGTTATTGTTGATCATGGTCCTATGAATGTATATTTTGCCGGAGATTTTGATGGTTCCAGTCAACCGCCTGATTGTTTTTCTAAAGATGGTATCAATGGTATGCGTAAGATTGACAATGGCGCAGGTGATGATATTGCATATGAACCTGTACTTTGCGAAGGTTGTCCTTATGCTGAATTTGGATCTGGCAAGAATGGTGGCAAAGCATGTAAAGAAAAACATCAGTTATTTATTCAATTGTCTGGTGAGATGCTTCCTTATAGTCTGCTTCTTCCCGTAAGTTCTACTGGCGTACTCAATGCTTATGCAACTAAGTTGTTTACCAAAGGTATGTTTCTTAATGATGTTTTAACTTCCTTTACCCTTGAAAAGGCACAGAACAAAACTAATATTGTTTATTCTAAAATTGTAATGAAAGCAATCAGACCGCTTACTCCTGAAGAAAAAGAGAAAGCACTTAAAACGCGTGATTTTGTGAGGTCTATCAATGGATAAAATTAAAGTTCAGTTAATCAGTGCAGATACACTCAGCGATGTCCAATCAGCTTGTCAAATGACCAGAAGTATGGGTAAATTTGATAATCCTGCGGATATTGCTAAAAAGGAAAAATGGGATATGACAAAAATCAATAAGATGCTTGAACTCCCGCATTCTAAAATTGCAAGATTCACGGAATTTAAGTTTATCATTACTGGTGCGTCAAGAAGATTCTTATCTCAAATAATTACACATCATATTGGATGTGATATTATGTCTGGTAGTATTCAATATGCAAACCTCACTAAAAATGTAATTCCTTCAAGAGAAATGTTTGTAGTACCTTATGATATACTTTGCAATCATGATAAAACTATAAAAGACGCGTATATTGAGCATTGCAAACAGTCTCTTGAAATGTATGCAAGTTTGGTAAGTAACGGTATTGATACTGATGCTGCTGGATATGTAATGCCTATGTGTGTACGTAACAATATTTTAATTAAAGTCAACCTTGAAGAACTCATGTTTATTGCAAATCAAAGACTCTGCAGAAGAAATACTAATGAAACCAGGTATGTTGTAGGACTTATGGTTGAAAAGGTTATTGAGAAAACTGGTTTACTCGATAAATTCTTCATGCCCACTTGTGTTGAAAGACCTTGTCAAGAAGGTAAGTATTCTTGCGGTTGTCCTGTGGGATTTGATACAGTGGAAGAATTACTCAATTGGGACTTTAGAGTATTGAGATGCGTGAAAAAGTAATAGAAAATAAAATTAAAAAGACCTTGTCAAACTTAGGAACTAATTGTTGGTTCTTTAAGCATGCAGCAAGTGCTGCCATGAAAGTTGGTATTCCTGACATCATTTGCTGCATAAAAGGTCATTTTGTTGGTATTGAAGTAAAACAAGAAAATGGTATACAATCGGATGCTCAGAAAGTTTGTATGAAAAATGTTATAGAAGCTGGTGGTGAGTATTGGGTTGTGTGGTCTTATGAAGATTTTGTAGAACAGTTTAATGATTTTGCAAGAAGGATTAAAAATGAAAAGAAAAAATAAAACTATATTTAAGGTTACTTGTGATACTGAAGAAATTAATGTATTAGCTGACAAGAAAGATTATAAAGTATCAATTAGTCAAGGTACTACTGGTGAAGAGATGACATATGCAATAGTTGCATTACTTCAAGTAGTCATGGCGCATGAAGAAGCTCGGAATAATAAATTTTCTGCGAATTCATTTATGAACTATCTGAAAATTCTATTAGATAATTCTCAAATCGGGGTGCCTGAAGATGATTGAAAAATTATTTCCTCACCAAGAAACCGGTAAGAATTATCTGTTAGCAAATAGACACTCATGTTTGTTTTGGGAAGTAGGTACTGGCAAAACAAATACCGTCATTGCTGCAGTTAATTCTTTACCGAGAGGTAAATTGTTAATATTATCTCCTGCATATGTTATGAGGCATATGTGGGAGAAGTATAGCGACTTACCTATTAACCATGATGTTGACTTAAAGTCTTATGAATATTTGAGCAGGCACAGAGAATTCTATAAAACTAACCGCTATGATTATATTATCTGCGATGAATGCCATAAGCTTAAAAGCAGAAAATCTAACATCGCTCGTGTTGTAAAAAATCTGACAAAACCCTATAACTGTAAATATGCTTGGGGTTTAACTGGAACTCCATATGCAACAAGCTTTCTTGATGTTTGGGGTATATTTAATGCTTTGAATATAAATGAATTCAAAGAGAGCTATGATAGTTTTATGCACACCTTTTATGATTGTAAAGTTGTTTGTATGGTATTTGGCAAGTTTATTTATCAGCCAGATAAATTAAAGCCTGGTGCATTGGATATTCTTGTTAGACGGATTGGTGACCATGCAAGTGTACTCAGATCAAAAGACTGTCTTGAATTGCCAGAGCTCACAGTTAAAGAAATTAAAATTCCTGGTATGGTTACTAAGCAGTTTATTGACGCTACAAAAGGTATTATTACTTATGCAGATGACCATCAAGAAACTGTTAATAAACTTGCTTGTATTCAAAAGTTACATCAGTTATCTAATGGATTTGTATATGACGCTACCAAAAAGGCAGTTGTATTCAAAGAAAATATTAAATTGAAAGATTGTGAAGATTTGATATTGTCTGAATTAGAAGAGCGTGAAAAACTTATACTTGTATTTCTTTATCAGTATGATTATGAATGTCTTGTCAAAATGCTTGATAATGCAAAGATAAGTCATACCGATAAATTCGATGAGTTTTGTTCGAAACAAGTCTTACTATTACAAGAGCAGAAAGCTATCGGTGTTAACTTACAGGAATTTACAAGCTGCATAATATTGTATACCTTCAATTTCTCTTACTTAGATTATACTCAAGCTGTCGGTAGAGTATACAGAAGTGGGCAGAAATCAAATTGTACAGTTTATGCATTGATTAATGCTGGAACATATGAGGTTAAAATATGGCAAAGTGTTAAAAACAATTATAATGTTGATACATTATTTAAAGAATTAATGGTAGGCTTAGGTGATATCAATGATTGATATAATTGAAAAATTATTTCCAAATTCACAATATAAGGAAGTATTTCTCAAAGATGACCCAAGAGCACTGAAAGCTGGTATTAGTCATAAAGCACCTATTAATAATAGTATCTATACTTATTCACAAATCAAAGACTCTCAAAATAGAGTAGGTTGGATAGTACCTGATGGATATACAATAATTGATATTGATAATAAACCTGTTGCAAAGAAAGTTCAAATGCTTTTAATGGGTGAAGGTATTGATACAATAATATTTGAAACGGAACATGGCTGCCATTTCTTTTTCAAATCTATTGCAGGTGTATTCCAAACACAAAATTGCTTTTGCCGATTAGGTATAAAAATTGATACCAGATCCAATGCTTCGGGTTATATTGTACTTCCCTACAATGACCCTGATAGACGTGTTGTAACTACTGCAAACTCTATTCCAGATTTGCCTCAATATTTATTGCCTGAGAAAATGGATTGCCCTGAAATGAATGCAATACAGCAAGGTGGTAGGAATGGCGCATTGTTTGAGTTGATGACAAAACTCAAGTTTGTCAAAAATGTTACTATTGGGCAAATCAAAGAAGCCGTTACTCTTTGTAATAGATATATTTTAGATGAACCGCTTTCTCAAAAGGAATTAGAGAAAACTGTACTCTCTGACAAAAATCTTGAAAGAGGTACAGATGTAACAAAAATAAGTCCTAATACTATTGCTATTGAATTATTGCAAGAATTAAAAATCGTTACTACCAATCAAGGTATGTATATGTTCAATGGTAAGTTTTATGAAAACTGTGATGACTTCCAACTAGCCAGATACATTCATGCAAGGTACGCTGAGTTTGGTGAGCAAAAGAGAAATGAGGTTATTGAATTTATCAAACTTAAAACTTATACTGCAGCAGAAAATGTAAATAGTGACTGGCGAAAGATAACAGTCAGAAATGGTGTACTCAATCTGCTTACTGGTGAGTTATCTGATTTTAATCCTGATTATGTTACAACAAGGTACATTGATATAGAGTTTATTCCATCTTGTGCAAGGTCTGATAGAATAGAGAACTTTATCAATGGTTTATCCGGATATACTGAGGGCCTTCCAGATAATGAACAGCAATCTGCAGTTGAAAAGAAGAATAAGCTTTTTGAATTTATTGGATACTGTTTTGTATCAAGAAATAAATTTCAAAAAATATTTTTCTTATTAGGTCCCGGTGCTACTGGTAAGTCTACATTCTGTGAGTTAGTTAGAAGATTGCTTGGTGCTGGAAACTGTGCAGCACTCAGCATGCAAGACTTAGAGAGTCCGTTCATGCCAGCGCAGTTAAAAGATAAGCTGGTAAATATTGGTGATGATATTTCAATGAATACTCTTCTCGATGGTGCGACAATCAAAATACTTTGCGGTACATTACCTATTATGGTCCAACAAAAATATGAAAAACCTTATCAAATGGTCAATGAAGCAAAGTTTATTTTCTCTTGTAATAAAATGCCTATGTTCAAAGATAAGACTGATGGTCTTTATCGAAGACTTGAAATTCTTGAGATTACAAATAGAGTTGCACCTGACAAGCGTAACTCAAATCTTATTGAGGAATTTACTCATGAGGATATGCAATACTTATTCTGGAAGGCATTTCTTGCAATCAACTCGGCTCTTATAAATGATAGATTGATTGATACAATATGCTGCCAAGAAGCACTTGAAAAGTTTAGAACGCAATCTTCAACTCTTTTAAGTTTTGTTAAAGCAAATAAAACTTCTGATATGTCGGTCAAAGCAACTGAACTAGATTGTGCAGAGGATTTTATTGGAAGAAGCCTCATTTCAAAGTACCATGAATATCTTGGCTGGTGTTCTGATTATGGGAAATCAAGACAATCATTTGAAACCTTTACCGATAATATATGCGCCGAATTTAATCTGTCGGTTCGGAAAGGTAAATTTATAAAAAATGAGGAAGAGTTATGATCGCGTTTAAAGCCTATTAAAATTTTATATATAAATAATAAGGGCCTTTATATAAAATATAATAGGCATGATCTTAGAGCAGCCTAAACTCAAATTAAAAATTAAAATTATTAAAATAAAAAGAGGTTACCTAAAATGGAAAAAGCATCCATATTCAAAACTGAACTCGGATATATTAAAAATGAAGAGTTCAGAAACGAAATCAAAGATTGTATCGAAAATGTAGTACCTGATTATTTCTTCGAAGTACCTGCAAGTAGTACTGGTAAGTATCATCCGAGTTATGCACTCGGTGAAGGTGGTTTGGTCAGACATACTCAAGCTGCTGTCAGAATTGCATATGGTTTGTTTCCTTTGACAAATTATACTGATGACCAAAAAGATTTTATTATTGCGGCATTGATACTTCATGACACATTTAAGCATGGTAAAACTCATGAGAAATATGCAAGGGCCGATCATCCTTTTATTGCTGCAGTAACTTATGACGAGTATTTTAGTAAGAGAGGATTATCTGAAACTGGTGCATTACTTAGCTCTTTAATCATGTCTCATATGGGTCAATGGAATAAAGATTGGAAAACTAAAAAAGAAATACTTCCTAAACCTAAATCTACTTGGGAAAGATATGTACATATGTGTGACTATTTAGCAAGTAGAAAATATCTTGAATTTAATTTTGATGCTGAGGTATAAAAATGACTACTGAAACTATTGAAAGATTAAAAGATTATTGCTATGCAAGTGCAAAGAGCAAAGGTTTCTATACTGAAGATATAGATGATGTTGCTTATATTGCTGCAATTCACGAGGAACTCTGTGAAGCATTTCATGATTGGAATACAAGAAATATCAAAGAAGATTCGATTTGGTATGCAGACTTTGAGTTTAAGCCTGAAGGAATTTATGTTGAACTTGCAGATGCTGTAATTAGAACGTTGAGCTTCTGCGGTTATAAAGGATATACCTTACACGGTTTGAAAGTTGAAGATGAATGGACAAGAGAAGATTTTTGTGAGTTTATTTGTAAAGCACATGTAGTTCTTGGACAGTACTATGAAATTGCTAACCAAGAGCTTATTGATGAGCATGCCGAAAAGATTGCGTTCAAATGTATTGAAAATGTATTTTCTAACTTTATAAATCTTATTGAAAGTTTTATTGAAAGCAGTGATGCTGCTATTAATAATTCTGATTTGAAGCTTACTACTATTATATCCGAAAAACTTAATTACAACAGAGTACGTGAAATGAAACATGGAGGACATATTGTATGATTACTAAATATTTCGAACAAATCAACATTGCTTATGAAGATATTAAAGCCGGTAAGTATAACAAAACTGTTATTGAAAATAGTGAAGTTCGTATTGTTATCTATAAATGCGGTCTTATTATTAGAATTGATGTGAAGGAGAATATATGATACCTGTGAATGATATTGAAGATACCCCAGTAAGCCGCAAAACTCTATTAAATTATTTGACCGATTTACAATATACTAAGCTATTTATGCTTGGCAGCGATGCCACAAATAACTCGCAAATGGGTATGAATTATGATACTGGATACCTTGCAGCAATCACTGAACTCAAAATACAGATTGAAAGATTTAATGACCTTAATAATTTTGTGGCGAAACCTGCTGAAGCTGATACTAATACCGAGGAAATAGAAGATGACTAAAGATATAGTTGTATTCGACTGGGAAGTATTTCCACATTGGAATTGTATGGTATACAACATTTACAATGGAACCGACAATATCGAATTTGGAGTAATCACTTCTGATGATGAGAACTATGTAACTGAGTTAAGAAGAATCTCAAAACTTGGTTACTTAGTTGGATTCAATATTAAAGGATATGACATGCAGATATTCAACTTTGCATGTATGGGATATACACCAGAAGAATTATATATGCACAACCAGAAAATAATCAATAGTAATGATGGCAAATGGAAGGACTTATCTTTTTGGAGAAAGTATGAATTCTCAGATTTGTTTGATGACCTCAAAACTATGGGTTCATTGAAACAATTCGAGTCTAATACTGGATTACTTATTAAAGAGTCCGATATTCCATTTGGTAAAGAAAATCTTTCTGAGGAAGATAAAAAAGAGATTATTGAATATTGCAAACATGATGTATTTGCAACTAATAAATTAGTCGGAGCTCGCTGGGGCTATCTTAATGCAAAAGCTAATTGCTCGAGATTGTCTGATTTGAATGAGGCTGAATGTATCAAGAATACAGCTGCTAAAGTGTGTGCAAAGATGCTTCATGCAAAGCAAAAAGAAAATCTTAATGATCCGTACTATGAAATACCTGAAAAGCTTAAACCGTTATTCAAAAGTAAAATTCATCCTACTATTATTGCTCAGTTTGAAGGTACTGAATTATTAAACGACTTTTCGTATGAGGTTAGATATTTGAAGAATAACTTTGTTTATGGCGCAGGCGGTATTCATAGTACCTATGAAGATTCTTTGTATTCGATATCAGATGACAACTATATTTTAGTCAATGCCGATTTTGAAAATCTATATCCTTCATTGTTAGTTGTTTATAACTATTATGCGTCTGGTATACCCGAAGAAGGCAAAGAACGCTTTCAATTTTTATTGAGTGAATGTAGAAGACTAAAGAAACATCTGAAAGAAATGCGAAAACAAGGTTTATCAAATACTGACGAGTATAAAGAAGCTTTTGGATTAAGAGATTCAATCAAGCTTATTTTGAATGCTTCTACTGGTGCAATGAGACAAGAACATAGTCCTTTGTATGATCCTCAAAATATCATTGCTTTATGTATGACAGGTCAATTGCTCACAACATGTATGGCGAAGATTGTATTTGATCTTGGAGCATTGGTTATTCAAACAAATACCGATGGTATTTTGTTTAGAATTAAAAGAAATAAGCTGCAAGATTGCTATCGAGCATTACAAGAATTTAGTGAGTATATTGAAATACCTCTTGATATTGATGAAGAATATGCAGTATTTCAAAAGAATGTTAACAACTATATTCTTCTTTCTGAACCTAATGCAAAACCTAAACTTAAAGGCAGATGGGCAAAAAAGTCTGGTTCGGACGTTCCTCTTACGCCACTCAATGCACCTGTTATTAATGATAGTATTATTGATTATTACTGTAAAAATATTCCAATCGAAGATACCGTTCGTAAGCGCATGAAGCCTTTAGACTTTATGATGACCACTATGAAAGGACCTACATATGATGGTGTGTTATATGCTAGCGAAAATGGTGAGATTGATACTACTAATATTAATAGAGTTTACGCAACTATTAACAAAAGCAGAGGTACTTTATATAAGTATAAGATACAAGATGGCAAAATAATTAAGCATGACAAGATTGCAAGTATACCAGATAACTGTACATTATACAATGATGCTGTAACTGATAGAACTAATCTTATAGACATTGATTATGATTGGTACATCAGAGCTGCTAAAAAGAATGCTGTCGAAATGAAACAACTTATATAATAAATCAACCCGAGCATCTCTGCTCGGGTTTTCTTTTACAATTTTCAATCTACAACCAACGACGCCAATTATGGCGTTTTATTTTATCGTAGATTTTTCTTATAATGAATGTTAATCCTATACAAAGTGGAAAGTATGGTGTAAATGGACCTGCCCAAAATAACGCATAAGCTGTCGCGATTGCAAGCATTGCTTTGTTCTGAAATATAAAGCCCAATCCTCCGACAAGCCAAACTGGTGAATAAGTTATGATCAATACTATTACAAATATTATGATATTCACTTTATTCTTTAGCTGTCGGAGTATAGACTTTATAAAATTTTTGAATTTCGTAATCATTTAATATTAAGTTGTTTACGAGCTTCTTCAGTAGCTTTAGATTGCAATTTCTTAAGTTGTTTCTTTTTCTGCTCGTTTGTCATACGCTTGTAAGCGTCCGTTACAATTATCTTATCTGCATATTCTTTATATAATTTAGCACGAAGTTTTTGATATTCGCGGTATTTTTTATCAGATATTTTGTATTGTACGCCATCAATTGTAAATGAACTTGCAGGGCCAGTAGTACCAGCATCAACTGCTTTGGATTCTTGTTCAAGATAGCTATCTTTTGAATAGGCCACTTTTGCAGGAAGCACTGCATTTAGAGCAGACATCAATGCTGCCAAATAAGAATTATTATTGTCGGCATAGTACGTTACATCATCACCGCTATAAGGATCAACTTGATTTGGAACAATATAGCTTAATCCAGGAATCTGTGCCGCAATCTTTTGCAAGATTTTCAAAGCGCTGTTTGAGCTATACTTTTTCTTATTTGGATCTGTAATTCTTGAAACATGCCGCACTACTGCTGGCATAAATTGATTAATATAAGTTGAGAATGTGTTGCTTACAACATCGAGAGCATTTTTATTCCCACCGAATACATTTATAAGCTCACCGATTATAGTAGTATCAAGCAATGCAGAACCAGAGTTAGTTATTGCATTCCAGAAACCTGATGTGAGTCCATCAGTAAAGGAAGCACCGATACAGAACGGAATAGCTGCTGGAGCAAGGTCTTCAAGACTAATTCTGAAAGTATCAAACAAGTTAATTTGAGGGCCGCCATATTTATCATCATCTTCAAATTTGATCATACCAAGTGCAGTAAGCAAAGCACCTATTGCCATACTAACTGTACCTATTGCAGCCTGACCCAACTGCTTATTTACTTTCAAATCTTTGAATACCGTTTGATCATGTTTAGCTGTCCAGACAGCTTTAACAAACCCTATCGGCGAATAATTCAAAGCCGTATTCATCGTATTTAACAGCATTCTCGGGAACGGGAATATCGTTGCGAACACAGCTTGAGCCGCAGGATATTTAGCAAGAAGTCTCATCATTGTGGTATAAGCAGGACCTTGATAACGGAAGTAGGTTTTTAGAGATTCTTCTTGAGCAAATGCAATAATATCTTGGAATTTCTGTTTTGTACTCAAATCACCAGCTTCAAGTTTAGTATAATCATCTGCAGTAAAATTATCAGATACTATTTGCTCAACTGTACGCTTCATATACTTTTTCATAGATTTCTTATCTTGCGAATCCATTACTCCAAATATGAAATTGTACATTTTGTTAAATACACCACCAACTTTACTGGTACCAAATGGAGTACCTTCTTTAAGCGTATCGCCTAAAACTATAGCATCAGCAGCATCAATATCTTCAACCGCATTTTTGTTATTGAATGCAAGCTCGCTAAGTTTCGTCTTACGAGGAGTATAACCAGTATCATATTTTGAAACGGTACCTTTAAGAATAGAGTCAAGTAATCCATTGTCAAGTAAATGTTTCTTAACAGCAGCTGTTGCCTCGGCATTAGCTTTCTTATTAGTACGTTTATAATAGACACCATTATTTTTAGTCTTGCTAAATCTGTCTCTAACCTTACCAATAAGATTGCCTATACCTACAGAAGCTTTATCCATTACTGTAATTAAAGCATTGCCTGCAACGTTTCTCGAAAAGAATGTCGCTGGAGCAGACAGCATTGCAAAATATCTCCAAGAAGTAATTCTTTGCGTAAGATTGTGCCATCTTACAGCTTTTTCGTCAAGAGTCAATCCCTTTTTCCAAGGATTAATACTGGAATCGAGTTCGTTAGAGTGTTTTGCAAGAATTGCAAGAGCATCATCCATTGCTTTATCAGAAGCTGCATAGTCACCAGTTTCAATAGCTTTCTTTTGGATATCGGCAAGGTTTGCCAAAGACTTAATTTCATCGTCAGAAAGTGATAACTGTTGTTCAGCAATAGCATTGAGTTCATCGAGCGGTGCTAATCCAAAGCTTCTTGCAACAGACAACTGTTGACCTGCGGTACGCTTAATTTTAGAAAATGCTTTTGCTGCTTCAATTCTAAGTTCTTTTGAAATATTCAGATTGGAAGCTATCTGGTTAAGTAACACTGCCGCATTTGTTCTTTCAGCTTCAGTCATATTGTTCGTAGAAGAATACCATTTAAGAAAATCTTTTACTGCATCTTCATTATGCATAAATTCTCTCAGTAGTTCACCATTCTCTTTTAAGTATTCGTTTGTACTAAAGACGTTTTCTGTAATAGTTTCACCAGCAACTTCAACATCTTTAGTTTTACTTGGAATATAATCGAGAAGCTTACGAACATCAATACCCTGTCTATTAAGAAGTTTTGAATTGATAGTTGGAGTAAACTTACTACGTTCAGAATCCTTAGGCGCATATTTTTGTTCATCGGTGCGGGCTGTCTTTTCAGCTTTGCGCTTAGAAGTAATATTAAAAAGATTCTGCATTTCTTTAGCACTACCTTCACCAAACAATTCTTCGAGATTTATAGACTGTTCAGCCATTGATGGAGGCATTATTTCAGAATCATTATCTGTCATAACTTCATCTACAAATAAATCATCTGGAATATTTTCAGTATTCGTAGCTTCTGCAGGTTCTGTAGTCTCAACAGTATCATCTACAAATAAATCTATAATAGCATCTGTATCAACAGTTTCTGTATTAGGACCATTTTCAATTTGTCTATTCAAAATTTCTGCAGTACCTTCTTTTAATGCTTGTATACGTTTAAGTTTATTTTGAGCATTTTCAAGAGCTCGGCGCTTACCAGCTTCCTGCTGAGAAGTAAATTGTTTAGTTCGCAGTTCTTCATTCAGCAATGCAATCTTTGCTTCAGTCTCTTTAAGAGCATTATTGATAGATTCAATTGGATTAGTATATACTTTCTTATTAGTAACGTAGTCAATAGTATCTTGAGCTGCTTCCATTTCAGAAGTTACTTTACCAAAAGTTTCATCAAATACATTAGAATGGTCGGTATACTCACCTCGTTTGAACATTTCTAAAACTGCTTCATAATCAATATAGTTACTATCCAAAGAAACCAATTCTTTGGTTCCAGGAATTACGCTATTAATTTTACGCTCAGAAAGTACATACTGAACTTCAGCGTGAAACTGTTCAATATTAGCTTTAGTTTTAGGACCATAAATAAATCTTTGATAAGCAATATTCAATCCATTAATTACTTTGAATACCATAGGATTAGGCGCAATCACTTTCATTAACTTCCAGCGATTATTAGCTTTATCCCATTTCTTAATATACTTTTCTTCATTCATTTCTTTAATGAGCTCGAATAAAGTAAGCTCGCGAGTAACGTAGCGCTGTCCATATTCCTTTGCGCGGTTATCAATATAGTTTGCAATAGCTTGTTCGCGGTGTTGTCTTGCAGATTCGATATCTGTAGAAGTTATTTCATCAGATATGCCTTTTGCAATTGTAATAGTTTCATTAGGATAATTAATCTTATACCACTTTCTCGCTTCTTTACGAAGTTGATCGCTTTGAGTTTTGAACTTAAACTTTTCAAGAGTAGCATAAACTTCTTTAACTGCATTCTGCATATCAACATCACTTACAGGTTTACTATTGGCAAGTAAATCAAGATGCCGCTTTTGAGTAGAAAGAGTTCTGGTAGTAACACGAGAAGCTTGTAAAGCAGTTCTTTCTTCATTTGTTATTCGTCTATTAATCTTTTTATCAGGATTCAATCGCTTAAATTCTTCATCTGCTGTAACACCAGCTTTCTTTGCAATCTGACCAAGCTTAGAAAAGTCGATAGCTTCTTCTACAAACGATACAGTATTTGTAGTAGAACTTAATTCTTTCACTTGATTTTCCATATAAGTAACTAACGCTCTTCCAAGTTCAGTTTCAACATTAGGATCGTCAAGATACTGTAAAAAGATATTTAATTTTTGTTCATTTGTAGCTGTACGCAAAAGATACAGAAACTTTCTTTGCTCAGCATTAAACTTATAAAGATTCGAGTATGCCGTTTTAGCTTTCTCGTCATAAGTTATTTCAGAACTTATTATTGCCGTATCAATAAAATCTGTAATTGTTTGCAACTGTTGTGCTACAGGTTTACCGCTTGTAAAATTGTCTATCAGTTTAATAATTTCCGAAGTAGCCTTACTACGAGTCATTCCATTATACTCAAAGTCTACTGCAACTGATAATATATCAGTGTATATATCACGTAATGTATCAATAGACCTATTAAGTTTATCGGCGCGTTCTTGAGTTATCTGATTACTCTTTAACGCAGTTTGAACGGTATCCTTAAAATTCTTTACACGCTTGCTTATTTTGCTTGAGGTATTGAGACGCACCATAACTATCATAAAGCTTTCGTATTTGTTTGTAACCCTCATAGCCATACTTATAAGTATTTTTTACGCGCTCATTTGAAAACTTATGGAATTCGGTTTCAATCTCAGCATTAATACGTTCTTTTTCGATACCTGTTTTATCTTTAACAGATTCAAGATTAGTTTTGATATTTTGGATATAGTCTGACGCAGCTTTACTAATATCCAAGTTAATTCCAGATAATTTATCCATCTGATCAAGTACTAAATTTGCATATGCATCGGTATTTATATCACCGTATATATCTGTATTAGATACAGTATCAAGTAAAGTAAGAACTTTCTCATACGCTTTAAGTTTTGCGTCATTTGTAGCCTGCTCAGCAGCAAATTTGATTGCGTCATTTATTTTAGCAATTTCTTCAGAAACATCTGCAGACTGTACATTTGATTTAGTAACATCAAGTGTATCGAGCAAGTTAAGAACATCATCGGAATCTTTATAATTTGCTCCAACGTCTGTGCTAATAACGTTATAATTCATACCCCAATCTTTACTAATTAAGCCATACACATATCCAAAACTGTTATAACTTAAGTTCAAACCATTAGCATAGTTAAGTCGCTTTTGAGCATCAATATTCAAAAGATCGGTAATAATATTAGTACGTCTATCATCTAATCCGCTCTTAACCTTTCTCTTAACATTACCTTCTTCGCGTATATATTTACCCTCAGTTATATCAGAAAGAATTCTTGCATAATCAGGGTCGCTTCTATGCGCACTAATAAATCCGTCAAATGCGTTGTGTAACTCAATTTCACTGTCATACACAGTTGAAAGCATTGCTTTAAGCTTTGCTGCATTACCTTTTCCAGATTCAAGTAAAAATCTTGCATACTCCATTGCTACAAAGTATACTTGGAATGTATTGTAATAATCTTGAACATCTTTTACTGAAGTAAGATAACCGTTACGCTTCCAGTCAAGAGAATCTTTTGCAGAATCTGGACAGTTTCGAATAAGCAAATTTCTTGAAAACGTAGTATTGGTATCATCATTGATATAGCTCAGTATGAATGATTTGGTTATACCAGGATTATCAGTTTTAGTACCAGAGTACTTAGAAAGCTTATCGATAAATTCTTCGCTAAAACCGAGATTCTCAAGTTGCTTAAAGTTAGTTATTTGATACTTTGTTAATATATTACAAATAGATTCATACCAAACATTCTTTGCCCAAGCAACTTCTGTTCCTTCAAATCTGCCGTCCGTCATAGGTACAATTTTCACTTCAAGAGTTTGAGGGTCTTGCACCAATGCAACATTACGTTTCAACTCAATATAACCTTGAGCTGCAGGATTTACATTTGCATCAAGAGTTTTTGCAAAGTTATCTTGAAGGATATTAAGAGTGCTATCAGATACCCAAGTATTATTTATCCTTCTAAATCTTGCTACGCGTTTACTATCAAACAACTTACTGAGTTGATTTGTAAGGCCTTCTTTGTTTAAGATAATATCACCACTATCTGGAGCGACAGTATACTCACCAAGTATATCTTCAGATATTTTAAGATTTTTACAAATCTGCTGAAGTCTTGCAACAATAGAGCCTTCAGAATTCACATTTATAATCTGGCCGTCATTTGTAACAAAGATAGTATCATACTGGTATGCTTGTTGCTTACCAACAATTCCCATTTTAGAAAGTTCTGAAAATGCAGTTTCAAAGTTAGCAAGAGTGGAAGTAGATATGTCTAAATTAGCAAGTTGAGGCTTTACATTCAGATATTTACGTATAGCATTAAAGTTTATAAATGATCTATTACCGGCAATAAATAATCTATTTCCAGGAGTAGTATTTGCGATAAGATCATTTATCAAGTTTGCGGTACTTGTATTTACTGCAGTATTAGTTAAATCAACTGTGCAACTTTTTGAAGTGCTATCATATAATGCGATACCAGATATCTTATCACCGTACTTAGTATAGACCTGTGCGGAATCAATTAAATTTCTTGGTTTAATACCATTAGCCAAACTCGCCGCATAAGATCTATCCGGAGCAAAAGGAATATTCATAAATCTATTTACTTCGGTAACATCTTGATAAATTTTTGCAAGTACATTAAATTCTTTACCAGTAAGTTTTGCAATAAATCTAATAAAGTCTTGTTGCGGCATTGCACTGATAGTTTGTTTAAGCTGTATATCATTTATTTGACTTATCCAAAAATCTTTAGATACATAATCACTATCATTAGTAGGCTTAACAGGAAATAAGGCTTCTAAATCACCTAACTGAGCTTCTCCAGAATAAAACTCATAATTTGTAGTCAATTGTTTAATTGCGTTATCACTCGTAATCTTTTTATTGCTAAACTGATTCAAAACATCAAGCACATTTTTCGGAGCAGATAAATCAGCTCGCCGAGCAATTATACCATCTAAACGCTTAAGCAATTTTAACTTAGAATGGGTACGAATAATTATCTGGTCTGCGTTTTCATATCTGAATGAATTAAAATCTACCACAGTGTCTGCATAGCTCGCACTTGCCATACCTTGTGCATAACGTTCATTCATGAAACAATACTGATATACCATTCTTGCAAGTTGCTCTGCAAGTATAGGTTTATACTGCTCATCTCCAGTAAAACCGAGATTCGATAAAGCCACAGACATATTGTTTTCAGTGTCTACATCTGTCCATAAGACACCCTTTTCAGTATACTGAACTAAACCTTTACCTTCCACTGCAAAAAGAAAATCATAAACTTCATCTTGTAATTTTTCCAAATAATTTTCTAATTCTTCACCTTTCAAAGATTTTAATTGTTGTTCAAAATAATTCTTAATAGGATCAGTAAATGACATTGTTCCAGTATTTGTTAAACCACAGATACTATGATTTATTTCATGCTCAGCTGTCTGAAGCATATTCTTTTGATTCTGTTCAAGACTAACATCCGGATTAGCTTTTGCAGCAATCATAATTACACCGGCAATACCGTTGTTAGGCCTAAGGAATCTATGGAAACTGCCATTAGTACCTTTTACATTATCTGGACGTATATAGATTATAATATCATTACCAAGCAAAGAAGGCCCTATCATTTTCTTACCATAATCGGTAAGACATTCGCTAAGCAAAATACCTTTGTCGATATTCAGATACGCAGATGAATCCGCAGCATAAGCGTTAATACGCTCGCTGAGTATATCCTCATTTATCATTTGTGATATCTGACGCAAATGAACAATTGTATTATCTGGAAGAACCTCAAAACCAAAATTATCTGCCAAGAAATAATTCATCTGTTCAAAAAAATTAGTATCATATGCACTTAATGCCTGATCGAGAGCTCTTGTATCGTTATAGTTTTTAGAATCAAATAAAGCAAGAGCAAGATTATTGATGGTAAGTATATTTACATTTTTAGGAATATTAAATCCAAACCGTTTTGAAAAATATTCAATAGCCATTGCTAAATCTGCAGCGTCAGTATTGATATCAGCTTTGAACGTCATATAGTTAAAGGCATTCGGATCTCTATTATTAACTATAAATTGTTCGATATCAGCGTCGGATTTAAAAAATGTAGGTATACCTTCAATAACTAACTGTAATGATTTAACCGCTTCAGATTGTTCAATCTCAAAAACCTTATTCAGAGCAGTTCGATAATAGTTTTTCTCAGCTTGTCTTACAACTTGCATAGAATTAACGTTACTAATGCCTTTTACTGAAAGTATCAAGTTATACATTAATTTTCCATACTCATCTTTTGCAGACATATAAGCTTTAGACGCAATAGTATTATCTTGAACGAACAGCATAGTAAATAATGCTTGTTTCAGCATTATCTCATGCTTCACTTCATTGCTCAAATCGATATTATAGGATTTGACTAAGTTCTCAAGTAAACCCATTATAGTATCATTGCGACCTATTTCAGCAAATAGCTGATCATTATATATCGTAGAAAATATTAACTGCTGGATTTTGGGTAAAGAGAAATTCTTAGTTACTGCAGCATTAATATAGACATCGCCATTATATGAAAATACAACCGGAAGATTTTCGCCTGTAGAATAATAAGAATAATATTTTGCATTACTAAGTCTATCTATTTTTTCAAAAGACAAAGCAACATCCTTTGCAATTTTAGTAATATATATCTTAGCACCAAGTGCTTCAGAAAGTACAGATTCCGTTCGGGTATAAGTCTTAGCTTGCTTTGCTTCTCTTTCAGCAACTGCTTCAGACATATCAAGAAGTTTATCAATGGTGTCTTCAGTGTACTGTTCGAATTTACCAAGACTACGAGCAAACTGATCAGGACCCATATAAGCTGCAAATTCAGAAAGGGTTAAGAAAAGATTCTGCTGCATATTTTGAGCTTCTGAAGCAACATCTGCATCGGTTAAATCTATTGCTGCAAGATCAGTTTCAATTCCTTCAGACTGGAATTCTTTAAGCTTTTTCTTAAGTAATTCTTCATTTATGGTTAGCTTCTTTGCTTTAGGGTCTTTGGTATTTTTGTCAACAGTTATTATATCATTTTTAGTAGGGTCGCCAAAGTCAGATATAGTGGCAATAGTATTACCAGCCTCGTCTACAGCAAGTAATGTAAGATTTTGCAATCTATCATATCTTTGCTGCATTCGTGTAGATAATTTCTTACCAGATTTAACTTTTTGTTCAAGAGTATCTTTATAATTAAGCAACATTGCTGTTTTAGCAGGTGATAACTGAATACCACTAGAATTTACAGGTTTACCAGTCTTTTTATCTATCTTAGTATTTGTGAGGCTTACGGCAGTTTTTGTAGCTATAACTTTCTGTATAGCAGCATGCCCTCCAGCCATAATACCGCCAACTAATGCACCAGAAATAAAAGATTCCCAAAGCGACTTAAAGCTAATATCTGTATTTCCAGTAAAAGCATAATCGAGACCCGCATCAATAATTTCTTCAACAACTTCTTCAAAACCTTCACCAATAAAATCATGAAGTATTTTTGTTGCTACATTCTTGTTACCAAAATTTTCCCAGGCCTTAATCCAACCTTGCTGTTTGAAGAATGCTGTTTCAGACATACCTTCAACTGCATAACTAATAGCAGTTTTCATTGCTGAGTATGCCATTACATTGTTAATACTTTTTTCGGGATTAGCTGTAGCATACTCAACAGCGTTCTCACCTGCAGCAGAACCATAATACAGCAGGGTACCAGATCCAGGCAAAAGATAATTCAAACCAGCCATAACTAGTATTCTTGAGATAGACTGAGACATTCCTAAACCTAATTTTGCCCAGTTTTCTGTAGAATATGGATTGGTTGAATATGCATTCGGAAGCCATTTTACTACCCAATCCTGCGTAGGAATAAAATCTTCTTTTGCGTAATTAAGCATATCATTTGCGGCATCTGAATATCCGAAAGAATTAGCGGCAAAACTACCTATCGTAAGTATTGCATCAGTCAATCCTTCAACCATTTCAAGAGGAGTCAATAAGATCTCAGCAGCAAAACTACCGATAGTAGACCAAAACTTAGTCATAGAACTTGTATTTTCCCAAGCCTCATAAGTCTTCACTTGTTCATCCATTATAGCGATATTCTTAAGTAGTTCAGAATAACTCATATACGGTTTAGCTTCATACTCTTGACTGAATTCAGAATAACTCTTCAAAAAATTGGTTAAACCATATGAAATCTGTTCGTCTGTCAAATCAGTGTCTACAAAATAACCTTCTTCGTACAGTTTATTCTTTCCTTCCTCACCAGAGTATTGTTTATTGAATGCTTCATAATCTCCAGCAAACTTTTCGTTTACTAATTTATCTACCCACGACTTATCAGATTTTTTACCGTACTCTTCGTTTTTAACAGCATAATCAATATTATTCTTATCATTTTCATAAGCAATAATACTACTCAATCCTGAAAGCAAAGAATACTTTGTAGTAGTAGAATAATTAGAATATTCAGCTGGAAGTTTATCTTTCAATGCTTTACCATTTGCAGCAAGCATCGCAAGATAACCTTGTGCTTTCGAAGGATCATTGTCTTGAGCAAGCTGAGTATAAACATCAGCCTCATAAATACCAGACATTATAGCTTGATTTCGAATTGCGGTCCAACTATTAATTATACCTTTTTCACGACTTTTATAAATAGGATTAGCCATTATCTAACCTCCTTAGCATTCTTTCTAAGCTGAGCATTGTACCTTGCAAGTTCTTCATTATAAGTTTGTGACGAATGAATAAACTTTTCACCAGCATCAAGAAAATTACCGAATGCATCTCCAAGTGCCTGCTTAATAGTTCTATTCTCAGCTTTGAACATTTTCCACAATTCTGGTGAAGTAAATATAAACTTACCAAAATACATAATGCTTTCTTTTGCGCTTTCAAGGCCGCTATATTCCTTAAATTTACCAGTTATACTATATAGTTTACCGTTTTCATAAAAATGACTATCCTTGTTGTATAACTTACCATTATAATAGATAAAGCCTATGATTTCAGTACCATTATCAAACTTACCAGCTCGCAATGCTCCAGCGACTTCTGGCAAATCAGCACTAACACTTTCCGCAGTTAAAATAGGCGGTTTGTTCTTATTACTGTAATTTGTTTTATAAAAACCGCCATCATAATAAACCCAGTAATCTTGAGTACCTTTACCATAATTAAAGCTTACAATTGCGCCATCTTCATACATACCGTTATTTGCATTATCAATTATCTGTTGAGCATGGCTATCTTGCTTTCCACCCTTACCACTACCAAGATAATCACCAAAATCAGTAGGCGATGCATTCTTAGCACTAATATAAGTATCGGTTACTTCAACACCAAACATATTTGCTATTTCTCCGGTAGATGGAGCTTCATAAATTGTATCAAGAACAATATTACCATTTTCATCATATTCAGACAAACCAAAAGTAGTATGATATAATCCCATTTGGTTATCGTAAAACCATTCTTTATATTCTGCAACAGCTTTAGCTTGTGCATTTGGTGTCATAGATTCCCATCTTGTACCATATTCAGATGCAGCCATATTAGTAGCAAGATCTTCAAGTAATTGAGCAGCTTGACCGGGCTCAAGTGGAGAATTTAACATTTTGTCAAATTCATGGATTGCCAAATCAGTTATTTCATATTCACCAGGTGTTGCTGTATAATTCAAATAACCTCTTTCCAAAAGATAAGATTCATAATTATAACCTTCTGGAGTTTCGCCCGCAATGTTCTTAAAGATATCTTCGTTTCCATTCATATCAGACGCTAATTTCTTTAGCAAAGCGTCAAGCGCTAACTGCGAATTTTCTTGATATTTAAGAATATTTTCAAAGTTACCTTGAGAATCCTGTTTACCTAAAACAGTTGTTAATGCAGACTCATAGCTTTTAGTAATGCTTTCAAGAACCTCTGTCTGGGATTGTACAAGTTGGGATTGAAGTGCTTCGCCTTGAGCGGTAACAGCTTGACTGAAGTTTTCTCCTTGCACTACAGCAGCACCAGTACCAAGACTTTTTGAATTATCTGCCATTAAGTTTGCTGCAGCTAATGAAGCAACATTTGTTTCAACAAACATCTGTTCAGCTTGTAACTTAAATTGAGTATTATAAGCTTGCACTGCCGCATTAAACTGTTTATCAAGCTCTGTTACACCAAGTAATTCAAGGTACCGTCTTGTAGATTCTTCGCTATCATCAACCAGGCCACCCAGCACAGTCTTCGTTGTATCGAATACTTTCTGCGTTGTCGATTGAATCGTCTCGTCTAATATTGTCGTTTGGCTTTTCAAACTTCTCAACGATGGACTCGTTACTAATGGCATCTTGTACCTCCTCTACATAATAACTAAGTTTCTTTATTTCTACTGGATTTTCTTTATATGATTCATACTTTTCAAGAATATTTACTATTTTTCTAAAGTATACTGTATCGTTAGTAGATACAGATAAGTATGCTTTGAAAACAGTTTGCAAAATAGCCATCAAAATATTTGCAGAATACATAACCATTTTAACTGTTGCCGCTTTCGTATCAACATTAGGATTAGGATTAAACCCAATCATTGCTGTTGCAAACATACTAATAATAGAAAATAATGTGCCCATCACTAAGTATTTTGTTTTTGCCTTAGCTGCTTTGTTTCTATCATCAATTAAACCATCTTCATCATCACTTAAGTTAACAATATTTGAGGCGCTAAGTTTGTGTATTTTTGACGCTTTACGTTCGACGCGTAACACATAAGCATTCAAAAATTCGCGTCGTGTGCGCGGTCTTAGGTGTGCCAAACGTCGAAATAAATTAATGAGTTTATGTCGAAAAGTCAATTTATAATTGTTTGGCGTAAGGCCTTTACAGCGATTAGAAACGTATGTATTATAGTTTACTAAATTCTGTACATCAATAAACTTATCAAAATCCTGCTGATCTTTAACAATTTCATTAATAGCATCTATTGCAAGATCTTTTCGCTTAGTATACTTTTCAGAATTTCGTATTGAACTTTCAGTACTCATATACCAGAAAAACTTTGTACTACTCGATAAAATAATCATTACTACAAATTCAATAATCGTATCTTGGCCAAGATGTTTTATTGAACCTTGTAAATATAGTACAAAGTATATTACCGCGATTGTACCAGCAGTAGTTATTAGACCTAAAAGATTTAATAATAATGTTTTCCATTTTTTCATAAAATACCTCTAAACAGTTTCTATAATATATAATGCAAGTAAATATTCGTTTTGCGCTAAAATAAACAAAAATATGCTGGCTTAATTGCCAGCATAAAGTTTATTGCTTATTTGTATTATCTAAATTGCTAAGTTTATTTGCAATATCTTTTAACACTGTAAGCTGAGGATCTTCTTCAGGTGGCTTTTTAGATTGAAGATATTTGTAATGAAGCGGTATTGCGACAATGCTTCCACCAAGACCTGAAAGTCCAATTGTCAAAAGAGCATTTGCTGTAGTATTAAAGAATAATGCAATTATTACGAATATCAAAAACGGAAATACACCGGGCGCAAATCCTGCAGCCTTTTTTATAGGCTCTTTATAAATAATCGCCAAAGCAATTAAAAGAAACGTTGCAAGTAAACCTATTCCAGATTTTACCCAAGAATTTTCAAGAGTCATTATTACACAAGCCGGTACACCAACGCTTATTGTTCTAACAATATACGCACCGATTTCCCACCAAGTATTTTTATTAAAGCCTTTAGCTTTACTTGCAACTTTATCTACTTTTTCTTTTAACTTTGCAGCTTTAGCCTTTTGTTTTTCAGAACCTTCGTCTACAGTTTTACGAAATTCTGAAAGTTTACTCATTACTGAATCCTCCGAGACTTTTTAACTGGTGCCTGCTGTTCTTCTAACTTTGCTTTTTCAATTTCAAGCTCAGCATTCAATTCAGCCATCTGTTTTTGATTTTCATATAACTGCTGTTCAAGTTGCTGTTTAGCGGCTCTGAGAGATTCAATCAAGGTAGTATTATCAGTATAAAAAATCTGATCACACATTAGCTGAAGTTTAGACTTTTTCTCATCGCTTAAATTAGACTGATTAAAGCATTCACAAACAAATTTTGCAAGATTCATATTAGAATTTGTTTGGTTATTAATACTATCTTTGAAATTTGCAAGAGCATCATCTATTTTAGTCAATGCTTCTTTTACTTTATCGATAACTTCAAGAGTAGTATTTTTAGTTTCTGCAAGTTTATCAACAATATTACCGAGTATCCCAGTAGTTCCTTCAGTAGCAGCTTTATTAATTTTATTTGTTACACCAGTTCTAATCAAAGAAACTATCATTGTAACAAATGAGGCAAGAACTGTACCGAGCGTACCTACGGTAAGCCATTCTGGCAACTGAAAATCTGCAATAGCAACAAGTAAATTCATATTATTGTATTCTCCTTAATTTTTTTAACGTACTTTTCACCAGTGAGTAGTTCATAATAGTTTAGAGCTTCAGCAACTTTTAATATCCAGTCAACAGATACATTCTCGCCTCTTCGCTCAAACTCAAAATCTAAAATTTCAGTAGTTTTTCTTATATCTTCTAAATGGATATTTTGATATTCCGCTTCAGAGCTCTTTACCATATACTTAGTTCTTGGAGTAATATTTGTATTTTCTATCATGTTATCGCACCTCTCAGAATTCTATATTTCAAAGATATACTACAGATTTTAGGTTTATTCATTGCTTCATAACCTTCGTTATCATCAGTTGATTTCCTATTTTTAAGTATCAATTGAAGATAATTAAAGTTAGCCACCATAGTTCTACAAGCATTATTGGTTACTCTATATACAGTAGTTGATGTTGCTTGAGGAGAAGTATTAGCATACTTTCTTGAATAAATATTGAAGTAATATTCAAAGTTTATTACAGAATGATTTGCGTATTTATCTTCTGGAATATTATAATCATCAAATACAAAAGTAGTAAACAATAACTGTTTTCTAAAATCTACAGTATCAAATATCAAAATTGCACTTTCCCATTCCCAATTTATCTGACTCAATACGTATGGAGCTCTGGTTAATGATGGTAGCTTATCGGCATAAACAGTATAATCAATAGCGTTAACAGTATGCACAAATGAATCTTCTGATAACTTAAACAAAGCTCTATTGCTGCCAGCGCCATATTCAGCATAAATCTTCACATTGGTTTCAGTTTGATAAATATTAAATACTTGAACAAAAGGAAATTCCCAATACCACCAACTATCAATTGTACTATCATATACTACTGCCGGAGTAAATAAATCTTTCTTAACTTGATTCAAAAAGAAAATAGTCAAATAATGATACGTGGCAATCTTTATACTTTCTGTAGTTTCAAGTAAATCTCTTATCATTTGCCGGAAACTAAGTGTCATAGGAACTAACGTTCTATCATCAGACTGAATATTTTCTTTCATCTCAACGCTACAAATATCTTCAGCTGTGACCACCGCAACTGCACTCGTAACTGGTAACGTTACAATAGCATTCTTAAAATCACAACCTTTCGATTTAGCAGTATTTGTACACATCCAGACATATTGAGTACCATTTTCAGTGGACATTGTAGATTTATAGATAAGATATGCGCCATTATTGTGAAATACCCAAAAGCTAGTATCTGATACTCGCACTGCAGCCATGAGAGTTTCTGTGACTGCGAAGTACTTCATAGGATCAAAGAATTCGATAGTTAATTTACCATTAGCTGCACCAGTACCAAATATATGATGTTCTGTTATGAACCAGTAGTATCCATCAAGAAAGAAACTTGTTACAATATCTTCGCCAAATTGAGACAATACCGGAATTCTATCGATTGGTCTGTCTACTGGAATATTACTACCTCGAACTTGTCGTTTATACAATTCTACAGAATTACTATCAATTGAAGTAAAGACCCAGTCATCAAACACAAATGTAAAATATTCATTTTCAAAATAGTATTTTTTAATGTCTTTGGTTATCATATCGCCTGTATCACTTATAAAAGTAATAACTTGGCTTTGAAAATCTAAATACTTTTGAAATACATAAATATGTTTACTATCGGTTGTAAAGTTTAATGGGCCAATTGAATATCTTGAACTACCAATACTCGGCCAGTTATCAACAAATCTAATATTATTTGTAACACTTGTTTTAACTATTGCAAATATTCTCGGTTCTAATAATTGAGATGGCCCAGTTCCACCACCGGTTGTAGACTGCCATATAAATGGTTGAACTATACAACAATTATCAAAAGAAACGCATTCAAATTTTGACGGATCGAATTTTAACTGAGCTGCACCTTCCAAACTGCCGCTATTATGATAACCAGTAAGATAATCATAGCTATTATAATCCATTGCATAGCCAGTATTATTTGCAAATGTTACAGGTATTGTTGCAAAAATAATATAGCCATTTAACGCAAAAACATTATATAAATTCTTTGCATAGGTTCTACTATAATAGCAGTCATTAAAGGCTATGGAGCGTACTATACTACTACCTTTACAAATATGCACTGTAAGCGAATATGCTTTAGAATCTGCGGTATTTTCTCCAAATGCAAAGCCAACATAATAACCATTGTATAATGGACGGGCATCTAAAAAATATTTTCCGCTTATATTTTTCTTTATAACTGAAGTTTCGGCTACAACTTTTACAACACCATCATATGATACTGTTAACTCGCTTATAAACTTTTCATTATTGGAATTAACTAGTTTATAATGAGAAAAAGTAATATCGAAATACTCAGCATTTGGATAATCTAATATGCAATAACTTGCAGTGCTAGATGTATCTGGTGTATATTCACCAACATTAATACTTGTAGTTATACCCGACGTATTTACAAGTAGTATCTTTAACTCTGAATTTTCGTAATAAAATACCGCAGCACCATATTTATACTTTATTATCTTTTTTATAAGCATTGGTGGTACAGTCATTTTGGCTATTATAGATTGAAGCTTATCATATTTATTTTTTGAATCATCAGAATCTATAATAACTTGTTCAGTATATGTTTTATTATTCAAAATATTATACAGCGATAAATCTGGTTTTAGTGCATTATTTAACTGAATTTCTCCGATCACCTGTTCGCTTTCAATTTGCGTTTCTCCCTCATAGAATTTCCAGAATTCAAGTTCCTGTTTTGAATCTTTGTCTACATTTAGTAAAACATATACCGCATCTTCAGTTTCTTCTATAACAACAGTACTTCCGTGTGGAATCATTTTCTGCCAAATTCTAGAATCTACTCCTTTGTGCAACTCAAGATTAAACGTATCGTAGCTCTGAGGATTACTTGATCCAGCAAAATTATTTATATATGCAATACCATATTTAGTTTCTTTATACCAAGTCACTACCGTACTGCCAAGTATTGCCGGTGTTTGTTGAAACATATGATGCACTGCTGGTCTTACTGTAAGATTACCAAGTTCGTCCCGATATACATTCTTACAATTATAGGTAGAGTTTTGAGTGGCTACTAGTGGGTTATCATAAACTTGTAAACCAGAAACATTGTTAATATTGAAGTATTTCACATTATCAATACTTGCATAATCGGTCGGTAATTTGTGCGGAACTGGTTGTCGTCTATAAATATTATTTGCCATTAATACCACCCCTTAGACGAATGATAAGAACGAGGTCTTTCATTTCTGTTAGTATTAATTGTTGCAAGAAGCGTTTCAAACTCGTTCATTTCTTCAATAGAACGCACCTTATCATCCAATACTAACAACTGACCAGCAACATAATGGGGAATCAACATTGCAGCAATATCAGGAATTTCGTATATACTTGTATTATTTAAGCGAGAAGATTCGGCAGGTATTTGTTCAATAGTATAGTTGTCATTGTTTACTGGAATATTCATTTCGGCAAAAGTAACTTTATTAAAATACATTCCGCTGTCTACAAGTTTCGGATAAAGTGCATTATAAAAGATATGATATTCATTCTTATTTGCTATTTCAAATTTTCCATAACTATATAAATTCTCAGTTTCATTGCCAGTTAGTATAACACCATTTTCGCCGACGAAATTCTCAAGTACAAATTGTTTACCATTCAAATAAGCATTTTGTTCATCAGCAAAAGATATAAAATCAGGAGGCATAGTAAGCTTTGCAGGCAAAATATCTTTCGTCAAAACCACTACGTATTCTCTAAGATTTGGAAGTACGCTGTGAGCTATCCTGAACAAAGCTTCATTTATAGCTCTTGGAATTTTATCAGTATAATGAAGTCGCTCTGCTTCTTCAAAAGGCATACACAAAATGTCATAAATACGTTGTTTTATTTCAGAATAAATCATAGTATACTCCTTAAAATTTGATGCCCGTCAGCATCTCTGCCAACGGGCATCAAAGCCTCAATATTTACGCCCCAGCGGTTACACCAGTGTAAACCGTAGGATTATTCGTCATTTCAAATGTGGACAAATCGATAAATGTAGCATTGGAATCAGTAATAGTCTTCGTATCTGCAGAACCTTTCGTATACTTTGTAGACTCAGTACCCGAATATGCTTGAGCAGTAAGATTTTCAAGATCACCAAATGCAACATACACGCAAGCATAGGGATCACAAGTATCCGTACGGAATCTTGCACGACCATACCAAACCATCGTATTGTTTCCATCCTGAAGATAACTGGTAACCGTCAAAGGTTTTCTATCCCAAAGAATGAAGCCAAGTTCGGTGGAGTTTCTGGTAGGGTCCATGATAAGCATACCAAGTTCTTTCTTCTTGAAACCAGGAAGATCATTCAGATACGCCCATTCAGTGATACTGAATTTGTCACCCTGCAAAGGACCTTCAAGAGGACCTTCCGTAAGGCTCGCGCCAAGAGCTGCACGAAGAGATTTGTTAAACATCGAATTAGACGGCATAACAATCTTAGAATAATTAAGAGGAACAAGGCGTCCGTCATAATCTCTATGATTCATGCCATACTCTCTGATGGCATCAAGAACAAATCTAATCTGATCATATACAGCCATATTGTCAGCAGTATCACCCGTATCAGGGTTAACTTTAAGAAGATTAAGACCTTTATCCATAGGATGTCCATCTTTATCAAGTTTACCACCATATACAAGGAACTTATTACTCTGAGGAGGCGTTGCATAAATACCAGCAGGTGCCGTATTTCCAGGAGCAGTCGTATCACTAGAACCAGCATTGGTCCAAGGCTCACGACCATTCATCTCAATGAAATCGTCTTTATCTACAACCTTAACAGACGTATAATGATAACGATGGAAATAAAGCTGCTTAGGACCATCAATCTCAGCATTTGTACTATCGATTGCAGAAAGCGGAAATTTCTTTCCACCGTATTTGAAACTTGCCGTAAGAGCACCAGACACAGTAGCTGCACAATATTGTTCACGAGTTCTTGCATAGTTCGTAGAAAAATCTCTAACCTTACCAGCAATCTCAAGACTTCTGTTATCTTCACGTGCTTCTTCAGAAATTGCAAAGGAATCTTTCCAAGTCTGGGCTATGAAAGTCTTGCCATAGGAATCTTCCCAGTCATGCAGCTTAGCGATTTCCATATCCTCAGAAGGACGAAAACCCCCATGAGAAACAGTCGTATGATAACTTGTAGAATAACCATCAAGAGTTTTGTTCACAAATACATCAGAAATTTTACTTCCTTTCTGGAATTCTTCAACCTGATTTTCAAGAAGCATAGGAATTTGAAGACCAAGTACATTGAAAGAAGAATTTTTAATCGCTTCAGAAATATTAAATATAATAGCCATTACTTAACACCTCCAGTCTTAAGATCGTAAAACTGTTTAGCCCAGTTCTGCTGAGGGCGTCTGGGAACAAGGTTATCGATCATACCCTGGTCTCTCAAAATAACACCAACAAAACCATAATCCGTTGCGTCCGCAGGTACAGGAATTTCCGCAACAAGATAGTACGTGTGACCGGCCGTCCAAGCAACTTCTGATTTATCTGCAAGAACTGCACCGGCTCCAGTCGAATTAGTAACATCAACAATGGCACCAACATCCTTCGCACCAAGTCCACTAGTAGTCGTATAACCAGGGTTATTGGAAGCACCAATACCATCAGTTACAGCAGACTTCAAATGAACAAATTTGGTAGTAGGATAATTGAAACGCTCATATCCATAAATAGTTGCCATAATTTACTCCTTTATTTTTTTAATTCTGGATGCGCTGCATAGAATTTTTTAATATCTTCTTCAGTTGCATTCGGAAGATATTGCTTAACAGCCTTGATTTCTTCTTGGCTGATACTGATAGCGTTTACCGGTGGCGTAGCGCTTCCACCAGGTAAGCTTGTCATATGGTTTAAGGAAGTACTATTAGCTTTTGTAGCAGTCGCTACAGTTTTACTTGCAAGAATTTCTTCGGCATGAATTGCTGCATATGCCTTATCAAGAGAAACACCTTTACTTACGAGGTCTTTAGTTTCAGCATCCAAAGCTTCTAATGAATTAATATTAATTCCATACTTCGTGTTCAAAAGAGCTAACTCAGCTTCCTGACGTTTTTTCTGCTCTCTTGCGATAAGTTCTTCCGCTTCAAGTACTTTTGGATGCTTTTCGACCATCGTTTCAATGATAGGCTTTGCTGTTTCAGGTTCAATACCTGCATCAAGTAACTTTTTGTCCATACCAGAGTTCATCGCAGCTTCCCACGAATCATAACCTAAAGCTTTGGCCAATTTAGCTCGGTCTTCACTCAAACGCTTAGCCACAATTTTGGTAATAGTTTCTTCCGTTGCTGCCGGCGGCACAGCCACTGTCTCTTTAGTGTTTTCGCCTTGTTCTTTTAACATAAAATAAATCTCCTTTTGGGGCGAGTTTGAGTGGAGTCTCATTTGCAGCCCTCTAATAAATATAATGCACGAAAAAATACATATTATGCTAATTTTTACAAGAATTTTTATAAAAATTATACAGGCCTTTCAGCCTGTATAACGATTTATTCAACTATCCAAAAACAATCTACGTAATGATCTGAACAATCCCAGGTATCTTCAATCTTACCATAAATTGAAGAAGTCAAATGAGCTTTTATTCTAATTATGACTCTATAACTTTTGTACTTTATTGAAATATCTGCGACAGTCTCATCATTATTACAGTAACGTTTCTTGTAGCCCAATCGTTTGAGTAATTTATCATAACAGCAAACACAGAGTTTTTCACACTCATTATCCTTGGCCGTAGTGGCAAGCAATCTATCAACTGCGCCATATGATAAACCGGTACAATTACTTATTGCTCTACAGACACAATCATTAATGTGATTATTTGCTGGATTTCTGTTATAGTACCTGTAATTACTCATCTTCCGCGATACAATAATAGTAAAGCGCAAGTTTCTCAGAAGGTTCAGGACCGTCATCATCTTCAAGAAAAGCTTTAGCCAATTCTACGTAATAGTGGCATTCTCTTTCAGGAGATACATACGGTTTATTCACCTCACAATAATCGGAATAAAGCATGTTCACAGTCATACAAAGTTCTCTTTCGTCAAAGTCTTCAAACCTGATTCCGACAGCTTTTGCTGCTTCCATAACTTGTTCCATATTAAAATGAGGACCTCTGGTACCATCAGCATTTTCAAGATTATGTTTCCAATTCATTATATCTGATTTAGTCAAAGATAATGTTTCTCCATAATCTCTCCGACGGCCTCTGCGTCTGCCTCTACCTGTGCCTTTTACTCCACGCCTACCATCTTGTATTTCCATGAGGTATTTCTCATCCTCATCTTCGAAGCGTTCTTCATCGTAATTTCCATCACGTCCGTCTCTTCCGCCACGAGCATAATCCCGTCCGTAATCACGACCTCTACGTCCGTCATATCCACCACGACCATAATCGCCTCTCGCATAGTCGCGTCCATCATAACCTCCGCGACGGTTCATTCTTTCCATAAGAATTTGATCAACTATAGCATTACGCATTTTAATTCCTCCTATTGAGCTGTAGGTGCCGGAGTAGCCGGTACAGGTACTGCTGCAAGTCTATTATCGGGTGCACAAGAAAGATTTCTAAGTACTTTGAAAACTGCAGAAGTTGCTGTAGTAGCTACTTTCATCGGATAACGAGTACGAGTTCTGAGTGCACAAGCAGTCACCTGAGTACAATCACAACGAACCATTGGATATACCGTAGTATCAGTACCAATAGTAATTCCGACCGGCATGTTAATAGTAGCAGTATCAGGAATATTCTGAATTAAAATAAGGCAAAACTTCTGACAATCTGCATAACTACCGACAGGTATGTTGATTGTTAAAGTTCCGCCTGTGACCGTAATACTATTGCTAAAAACTATCCGTTCACAAATATTACAACGAGTATTACACGACATATTTAACCTCCTTTATCAAGTGAGGCACAACTAATATGTGCCTCACTGAGCCTTTATATTTTAATTAGCAGCCACATCCACAGCCACAACCACACCCGCCGTTGCGAGTACCAAAAGCACTCTCATAAGGCGAGCAGGTAATATACGCAGGAGAAGCAACAGGACGAAGCGTATTAATAAGAGTTTGCGTCTGAGCATTCTGAGAAAGCTGAGCGGTGAGCTGTGCATTCTGAGCCTGCAGCGAAGAAATCTTTTCATTCGTAAGGAATCCAAGAATTGCATTCGTGCTTTCACGCTGACCATCAATAATATCACGAGTACTGTTGCAAATGGACTGCTGAATATTACAAGCATTAGTTGCCATATTATAATTTACAGCGTCAATTGCACGCTGTGTCTGGCAGCAGCAATTCTGAAGCTGGAAACCTATATTAGCAATTTCTCTCTGAGTAGCATTATTGCCCTGAAGGATAGTAGTATTTACACCGCTAAATCCTTGGCAAAGAGTCTGTTGAATACCGGCCTGTCCAAGTTTAAGGTCATTTAGGCTTGCAAGACTTGCGCTATTTGCAAAGCCACTGGCAACATCATTTGTCGTAGCTAATTTACCAAGTTCATATCCCACTTCCTGACCTCCTACTTGGCCTCTACCTTGATTACCATAGCAGTTTCCGCCCCATCCAAATAGAGCAAAAAGGACAATGATCCAAATCCATTCTCCTCCCCAAGCATTAGCATTATTGCCATTATTCTGGCCTACTGCCAAGCCTTCTGCGAATCCATCACCCATAGTAATGTCTCCTTAAAATTTTATTTATATTAATTCTTAGCCGTACGCTCCAAGAATTAATACCATTATTTAGATCCCATCATCTGCATAAGCTGATTAGGATTTATTCCTCTTTGCTGAAGCATCTGCATAGCAATAGCTTGAGGATTTCCTCCACCTTGCAGCAAAGAATTAATTTGCTGAGCTATCTGCGGATTTTGTTGGGACAGTTGATTTATGAATGCTTGTGGATTACTTTTGGCTTGCTGTATCTGGTTCATTAACTGCTGCATTTGTGGATTTACCGGCATCGGTATTCCGTTGGCCATCATACTGGGCATTAGCATTTACCTCCATAGATTTAATTTTATCTTCGAGTCGGCTTATCCTTCTAGACAAGTCGTCAAAAGATTCTTTAGGTATTTCTGCAGTTTCAATGTTTTTATATACTGCTAAGCTATATACATTACAAGCTTTCTTTCCCCAAGCATCCGTATTCACTTCATACATTATGTCTTTATTCTGATCAAAATAAACATAGCTGCTGTTATTCTCAACTTGTCTACCCATAGCATCTTCTTGACTAATACAGAGTCTCTTATTTGTGGTTGGAGGGATTATAGTATTCGGAACGGCTTGTGTAGGCTGAGGCGGCTGTATATTTTGATACGGGTTAGTCATATACTGAGAATTGACTGACGGATATTGAGACTGATTTCCCAAATATCCAGGTCCGTAGTTATATGCATAACCATAATTAGGATAAGCCATTTACTTGTTCCTCCAATTTATCAATTAAGAATTCTTAAAATACATTTCAATAAATATACATCCGTGCTTCATTTGATCTAAAAAAGTATCTTGTGCCCAGTTACCATAACTGAAAGACGTGGTATAATATCTTCCTAAACCAATATAATCATTAGTATCACTTTTTTTCATACCAGTACCATAACCGTACATATCTAATGTCGTACTGTCATTAAAACTTCCCCACCACATACCGTGTAAAAAATTAGCATGCGTCAAATGTCCATACAAACTCGTTCCAAGTGTACTTCTGAAATTAGATAAATTTATCATTCTGTATTTGTACGTATCGCTAGTTGTAGCGGAAATAACCTTTAATACACCACGTATTTTGGTAATATCATTATAATTATCTTTATCGGCAAATATCGAATAATAAACTGTTCCAGATATTCCAGTAAATTTTCCAGTTGCATGAGCAAAACTATGTCTACCAATTTCATTCCATAATGCGGCTAAACGACTTGCCTGAGTACTTGTCATCAGGCCCGTAACACCGGAAGTTGCATTCGGTATCGTAGAATTTATAGTAATATTGTTTGAAGCATCTGACTGTATTTGAATATTAGTACCACTCTTTAATCTTGGACCAGTAGAATATACACTTCCATAAGTTAATCTTAAATACGGATTAGTGGAATATTCGGGCGAAACCGCTGTAGTATTATCTGCCGCAAACATGCCAGGCGCAACACTCGGTGCAATTGTAATTTTACCAAAACTATCTGACTTTATACCTAACTCAGCGCTATATAATTGAATACCAGAAGCCACTGCACCATCAAATACAGAATTTATATACGGATTACTTGATGTATTATTAGTACTTGTAGTACTTGTGACGCCAGCTACTATTTTCATAGTAGGTTTGTTAGAAAGATTATTGTAATTCAAATAGTATGCAGGGAGTTGATCTCCAAGCCTTAATGAGTTATTAGCTAAATCAGCATTTGTAGCAATACCGTATAATTTTTCGCCAGCTACAAATCGTATAGAATACTGTTGTCTCTGTTCGCCGTTTAATAAATAATATGTTCTATTTTGTAATGCAAAGAGTCCAGGAGCGTCCCAACAATTTGCGCAATAAACACGCATTTTACTTACACGCAAGCATGAAGAGTAATTACTATCGACACCAGTTTGAGAAAACGTAAATCTTAACTTTTTATAATAGTATTCGACTCCTAAACCGGCCGTAATACTTACATTAATGACATTCCATCCACTCCAACCACTAATCGGAGCATCTGCAATTTGAACAAATGTATCTGGAGTAGTAAAGGTAGAACCTTCAATTTTTACTCTACAACCCGTGGCTCCAGCTGTACTAACATAAAATAAAAATTTACGAATTTCACCATAAAAATTATTAGACGAACCGGGTCGAACATCAATAGTAAATCTATGCCAATTACTTACTGATTGATTACCAACAATATTTGTATTCTGTACTGTTGGTGTAGACGCTGTAACTAATGAATAACCATCAGCATCATACGTAGTCCAACTACTACCAGCATCTGAAGATTGTTCGAATACAAAATTGGCAGTTGGCATTTCAGCGAATCGGTTTGCAGATAATTCATCACACAATGCAGTATCTAACGGTGGAGCACTTCCCGCAATATTTGGTCCACCCCACTGAAGAAGCGTAGACTGCGTCCTTGGATATAATATGTTTCCATTCGATTTTAATCTTACCCATTTATCTGCCATAATTTACGCCTCACATAATATATAATGCATTTATGTGAGGCGTTTATGCTAAATTTTACAAGAATTTTATTAAATTTTCAACTATTTTTATTCAATAGGCTTTATGCACTTACTTCTTCATAAGTAATCAATGAATTATTAATATTACCCAATGCAGTATTAATAGCATTTGTAAAGTTCATCATTGCGCCGCTGTTTATAAGCTGCTTACCGGCATTTTCACTAAACGTTACGCCGATACTAGTAGCCGTAGGAGCACCAAAAATCATAGCTGTAGTCTCAGCAGCAAGAGTACCATTAGGAGCTGTATAAGGAATCTGACCACCAAGAATATTTGCAGATAATCCGCTGTACAATTTATATTCGGCTTGAGTAGCTCCATTGTGTACATATGCATACTCACCAGCAGTAGTTTTCTTATCAACTTTTAAGCTAATTGACTGACCGAGTTCAGTGGTGCGCGTCATAACAAAATCTAATACTGCTTTGGAAGTAGGAAGTGTATCATGAGTTTCAGCCGTCGTCATAGTAGTTTGAACGCGATATGCTTCTTTTGCAAGCATATGTCCATCTTCTAAACGGCTTGCAAGAACCATACTTGCCGCACCCCAAGTAGTGTCAGTGCTCTCCGTTTCACCATAAACTACTTTCGAAGAATCCCAGATACTGCCAGAAAGCTTACCATTAACAAACTCAAATACAGACTGTGCAGTTGGTAGCATAGCTGCTGGATGATTGCCGGCAGTCATTGAACCAGGAGCGTACGTACTTTCTTTTATTTCTCTATTCGAACCAGTCTTATTTACAACTACAATCATTCCAGCAGTAGTAAACGCCGCAGGTGCAGTAACATAATTAGTAAGATCAATAGTACCACCAAGAGGATCCCAAATAGTACCGTTCCATGCCCAGTTGGTACCTGCATGTGTATTACCATATGCAGCTACAACGTTCCAAACATCACCTACTTGGTTTCCAGTTTTAGGAAGGTCTGCATAAGTATCTTTAGAACCTTTATATTTCAAAGCAGAAGAAAGCTTTGCATTAATCTGTTGATCAGTATAAGTCTTAGCAGAACTCAAAATTGTAGTAGTAGCTGAATTTACCCTTGCTTCAGTAGTAAGCGTACCATTCTCATCTGGCAGTTTTACATAATGCTCCTCACCAGGAGAACTCGTCTTAATCAAGAAACCGTTCATTGTGAATTTCATATAAATAGATTTATCTGTAGCATGAACAGAAATACTTTCCGTATTAAACCTATTCAAATTAGTCCAATCGTTACCACCAGAGAGTCTACCATAGCGAGTATTAGCATAACCCATATTGACCGCGTGTGCGGTTAGGACTGGATCTGCTACTTTTAACCTACCACTATTATCTCGTTTAGCTATGGTTCCACCGTTAGCTGCTTCATCATAAGGAAGTGACGCTTGTACAATAGTATCATCGTTGGTAACTTTCATAGTTCCATATACTACATTGCTAGCTGTAGTATTTTGCTCAACTAATTTAACAACGGTTTCAGTGCCATCTGCTGCTACTGATTTTACTATATCTTTTAACTTTACTCTTGGATAAAGCCTAACCTCTTTATCCATTAATCTTACTGATTTTGCTACTATATCATCCATTATTTTGTTCCTCCAAAATTTCGTATTGAATACCTGTATGCTCAATTATCATGTCATCAGTATAAGTTTTTGCATCTTCTAAAACTTGTACTGCAACATTGTCAACATAACCCTTATTTGCTGCATGTCTATATTCTGTAGGATTCATAGTAAATATTTGTCCTGAACCATTTCGCCTAACAATAGACAAAGGCTCTTCAGATATTTCAACTGTAATCAAAACTTGATTGTCACCCTGGGTAATATATGCAGCAGCTCTACCATCAGTTGTACGTTTATCTAGTTTCTTATTTATTTCAGCTTTTAACTCAGCAGATAAATTTGTAATAGTTTGGTCTAATAGATTGGTTATACCAACCAACTGATTTATTGCACCTACAACGGTTTTATCTGATAAGTTTATTCGCGGATCATAACTATCTTGTTTTTTATGAGAGCAACAATCTACATCAAGAAATACTGTTGCATCCAATTTAACAAGAGCGGATATAGTAACTTCTTCTGAACTGGCTAATCCAGTAACAACAGCGTCATCAGAACTTGCTAATCCTACTAAGGTTTCCTCTTGAACCATTTGATCTAACAATATGGTTGTCAAAGGATTAAGCATTATTTGTATCCTCTATAACAAGTTTATGCGGCTGGATTAGCTCTTTTTTCCACGATACACTACTATAAGGAAACCCTTTGAATGAACTTTGAAATACCTGAGGACCTTTTGTAATACCCTCGTATGCAATAACATCATAAATATAAGTTTTTGCTTCAAGCATTTCGGTATCTTCAAAATTCAAAACTACAACTACATTAAATACATATGGTACAACTTTATACCCATTTGCTAGCAAAATTACTTGCTGGTAAATATCTTTACCGTAAGAATCTACACTATGATATACTCTATAAATTCCACGGTTTACATCACTTATAACCTGTGAATCTGATACCGAAGTAGAATTGGTTTCCATTATTTGATCAGTAGTAAATTTATTATATCCGCCAGCAGCATAATCACTATCACCTCCATACATAGGAGGAGCTTTTAGATTCAAATATTTTTCAAGTACAATTGAATCATAACTACCAGATCTAACAGTAAATGCAATAGTAGGAAATTCTGTAGCTTTCTGTAAATCTCTTCCAGTTGTACCGGATTTATATGCATTCAAAACTAACGGCGTACCATACGTATCTGCTTGTTTATACTTTAAGTCTATTCCATATAACCAAACTAGCATTGGCACACTTGTATCCCTCGGAACAATCGTAAAATCAATTGAAGTTATTAACTTTCCACTACTCGCTAATCCAGTAAGATCAAAATCTAATGTTGATTCTCCACGATAAATTGTAGTATCAATAGTATCAGATAACCCATGAATTGCTATATATACGCTACACTCAAGACTCGAACAAAATCTAAAATATATTCTATCGATATTATACTGTGAAATACCATTCCTAAAATCTATCGCATTATTTTTACCAATTCTATACGCAGGTTTAGATTTGCTTGGCTCATATTCTACCTTAGCGTAATCACCATCAGTAAATACATCTGCATAAGAGGCAAGATTGCCGGTTTTCTGGTTAGCCGGGAGTATATATGGAGTACCTTCTTTTGTCCAAAATTCAAACTTCAAAGTTGAAGTCTCACCTCTAGCAAAATAAATATCATTATTCTTCACTCTGAGCATTGTTCGCCTCCAATTCAGTACGCGCAGCAGGTGGAACAGGATTAGCGGGTTCAGGTTTCTCGTTAGCATTCTGGCCAGTCTTAGCTTTACCAGCAGTTATCTGACTTGTCTGAGACGGTGCATTTGGAGTCTGCCCTTGACCAGATTGCTCTGCCGCCATCATCTGAGCAACTTTATCCAAAATATCTGGATGATTGAACAAAAATGCTTTAACCGCAGGATCTAGATCTTGCTCACGTTCTGTAATATTCTGATTTATTGCAGCAGCAAACGGGAATTGCAATTGCTTCATAATAGACCAGTATAATTTCAAAACGTTCGGATCTGCTGGATTACCAATAGAACCAGACATGAACTGAGCAGTCATAGTTTCCCACATCTCTTGCTTATTTCCAAACAGCGATGCATTGTCAGCTTCGATAACGAAGTTATCATCCCAATACAGTTGATTAGTTTCTTTATTCTTTTTCAAAAATAAATACCTATTGAACTGCATCTGCAAGATATCACCTTCATCTGAGAATTTTACATAGTGCTGTGTCTTATCTGCATATGCCAATAAAAACTTAAATTGTTTTCTATAAATCTCAGAATAGGCTTGAACCTTCATGCGTTGCTTGCTCTCAAGTCTGCCAGCAGATTGCGCTGCTGCAAGCTGCTTTGCTTTACCTGATGTTGCTGTAGTATCTTTTTTACCCTGATAACTCTCAGTAATACCAAGAGTTGCTCTACCGTACTGATACATTCTTGTTGCAAATATGTCATCTTGTTGCATATTTGCTTGTATTGTTTGCACAGAAAATGCTTGAATCATTCGAGGATCTTGTATAGGTACCAATTTCAAAGTACTATCATCCGAAGGAATTTTAGTACCTTGAGGATAGGTTACAAACGACCCAGCTTTCAAGATATTTTCTTGTTCTTTTGTTGTAATCCGATTCAGAGTATCTTGATTCTGAGCAATCATATCAATATCTGATATACCATATATAGAATCATCTGCAGATATACTTACACGCATTACGACTGGTAATTCACGTATGTGATACGAAGGAAGCCTATCACCTTTTGACACGATTTTCTCAAGACCTGCATATGGATTATCGGGCTCACCCTTGGCACGAGCTTCTACCCTTAACCTGGCGTTCTCTTCCATATTACCTTCATATATATCCTGAGTAGCAATTTCTTCATCCATTACTGCCCATTCAAAAATCTCGCTATTACATGTCGGACACGGCTGATCGAGATTGACAATTACCTCTCCACACTCTTTACATCTGACAACACGGCGAAGTTCAAAGTAATTATCTTGAGAAATCAAAGCCATACTATTTTCGGAAAATATCGTTCTTGCCAAGTCGCCATCTTCATTCAAATAGTAGCAAGTAATTATAGTACAAACATCTATACCATCGCCGTCTGGCGGTATATCTACTCCATACAGTCGTTTGATGGAGGCACAAGTAGCAATATTCTTTAAGAAGATATACTCAGCATCCTTGAAATCAGTTATACCAGGTTGCACGTATACACTACCGGCAGGATAATAAGTAAGCTTGAGTCCACCAAAACCAGAATTACTCGCTTTTGATTGATCCCATTCTATCAAATACCAGCCATAACCATTTTTCAAGACACCACGCTCTGCTTTGTCATTGATAGCGATGCCGTCTTGCATTTTCATAGCCTGGCTTAAATAGTAAGTAGCTTGCAATGCTCTTTGTGCATCTTCAGCCATCAACGGAGTTACTATGGGTTCAGGTACCGTATTACTAATCTGAGACTCAATAAGTTCAAAAGTAATATTTTGATGACACTCTGCTTGAACCTCAATACCGGTCTTTTTATTTTTAATCTTACCTTCACCTTTATAGAGTGACTGTCTGCGGGGTATCTTAACAATCTCAATATCCGCAGCACTTTTACTCATAGTATATTTAGTTATAATTTCATCAAATGTCATATTTCACCTCAAGAAGCTTCTATACCCATTAGGTCGAAACCTTCTGAATTTCCTATATCGAACGGCGGGTTACCCCAAATTTGCCGTATTGCTATTTTATCTTGCTCACTACCAGACAAATAATCCTCAATCATATCCTGAGTCCAATTCTGACTCTTAGCGATAACTTCTTTAGGTACCGACTCAGCTGCTAATATCATAGTCATCCGGTTGAGTGCTTGCGAAGTTGCGTCGACGTCATCATCATGTGCACCTTTGGGGAAGGCTTTCAATGATGCTTCATACTCATTATAATAGTCTGCCGTCTTATCAAAATAAACTTTGCCACTGTGGAATAGCCAAGTAACTGCCATCGCTCTGGAATATTTACCGCCTTCAGGTTTAACAGGTATGACACCTTTAACCTGTGCCACATTCAACATATCTATGGCAGCAACACCATTTGCAGCTTCCTCAATGTAGTGGTAATTTAATCTGAATCTGCTACCCAGTGCGTTTATCCTCTCAAGCAACTGAGGAAATGAGTAGTGACCTTTCTCTGCATGTAACAAAAAATAGTCATCTTCCAATTTAGCCCACACCTGTAAGGCGTTGAAGTCATTATCTTCTTCATGTTTGAGCGCTGCGTCAATGCTCAGTGCTATGACCGGCCACACTGTAGTCTTGCCATCTGGATGCAAAAGTCCTTTGTCGGTTATCTTACCCCATTCACAGGATCTGAACATCTTATCAGTAAATAAGTTGCCTGACCCAATTGTTGGGTTACCTTGATAGTTGTTCTCCCAAGTTAGCAAATTGCCTTTGCGTATGTACGCTTTCTTGAATGCCTGTACCCACGTTCTACCTTTGCCTATCTCAGGGCATGGACCGTCACCTAACTCGCGGCCAAGCGGATCATTTTCTGCGTCAACACACTCACACGGTATATTCAATATCTCAATAGCCGCCGGATCCTCAACACCTTTGATAACCTCAAAGATATCTCTCATATTCCATCTAGTTTGCATCAAGATTACTTTTCCACCAACCTTGACACGCGACCGCACAACGGACAACCAATTGTCTTCAAGAGTAGTATTAAATGTATCCGAATTTGCCTCAGTACTGTCATGGCAAGTGTCGTCAATTATAACCACATCAGCGGGATTACCATTGACAGTAGACATAGTAGCAGATAAACACGTGCTTTTGATATTTTTCTTTTCATCAAATATCACCTCAAATTCTTCATTTGTCCACTTGTTACCTATCTTAGCACCAGGCCACATGTCAATATTCCACTCAATTTTACGTTTGTTCTCAGCCGAGGCCTTCATAGCAAAGTTGCTTGAATACGATATGACAATGCAATTGCTTCCAGGATGCTTGAACATATACCAGCTTGGTATGGACTGTGCGCCCCAAGTAGTCTTACCAGTCTGAAACGGCAGCGAGATAAGCAAAAACTCAGTACCGTCTATCCTTCCAGGTCTTTCTAAGAAGTCCTGTATTCTGGTACTGAGCACCTCATGCAAGTGTGTCGGTCTAAGGTCGGGTCTGCACTTCAAGACATACCTATAATAGGAGTTAATAGTATCTCTGCGTGCCTTGTCGGCCTTGACTGCCTCATACTGCGCCTTAGTTAACTGAATCTTAGGAGTATCAATGATGCTTTCTTGAGAATCATCCCTTATGCCGGGAGGTAATATGTTACTCTTCATCTAGCACCTCAGCATTATCCAAGAGATAATCTAACTGCTCATCTGTCAGCTGAGCGATATTGTTATCATTCTTGATCTCTTTCCTATCGACCGGTTTACCGCCGCCAGTATCACGAACAAATGACGCGGACTGCGTATTTGCATTCTCAATGCCATTAGCAAAGTGCGATACCATCATCCAATCCTCGAGCGAGAGCTCATCTATATCAAGCTGGTCGACTATTACTGGAAATAGATTCGACTGCTCTAAGAATGTTTCAGGTCCACCTTTCAAATGTTTTATAACATCTACCGGTATACTTATGCCGCCAATCAGTTTAGCTGAGAGTTCCCAGTTGTTAGCAAAGATGCTCCTTTGAGTATTTTTCTTGATAGCTCTCTGCGTTGTTTGTGTAACTTCATTGTAATTCATGGTGAACCTCCTTTGAGCCGTTAGGCCCTGGGTAGTAAGCAAAGTATTTATTTTAGTCAAGCTGCGAGAGCTTGTTGAAATGTAAATAAGGAGCGGTCGGTTGTATGCAAAATAAACTATTCAAACTCTGCTCGGGACGAAAGCAAAGATACAAATCGGAAGATTTAATAATCACGACCGCTCATAATATATAATGCGCCCTCTCGAGCGTTTTTGCGCTTTATTTTACAAAATTTTATTTGAGCAAAGATACTTTTGAGAGACCCGGGCTATAGGCGTTTTATTTTGGTAAGTGATAGCTTTGATAGTTTGAGGATGGTGCAATAGTGCGGTATTAATTAGTGTAATGGTGTGGTAATGCTGTATTGAAATTAATAGTGGTGTAGCGATGCGACGACGCTCACCCAGTCATCCATATATAAGCATAAAGGGAACGTTCACGAGGCGGGGCCAACTATTTTTATTTATTTAATTATAAAAATTGATAAATAATAAATATATAAAATATA